TTGAAGAGATATATCCAGATGATATAAGAAAATCAAATCATGATGGTAATATACATATACATGATCTCGGGACACTAGGAGCTTATTGTTTTGATGACAAAACCAGAGTTCTTTGCATAGATGGATTTAAACCTTTTTCAGATGTGACATTAAATGACAAAGTAGCAACATATAATACAGACAACGGAAACATGGAATATCAAAAACCATATGATAAACAAGTATATAAATATGATGGCAGTTTATATCATATAGATGGAAGAGGAATAGATTTACTTGTTACGCCTGAACATAGGATGTTTGTTAAACGAAAATCGTCTAACAATTGGGAATTCACAACTGCAGAAAAATTAGATAAATCCTCAGAATTTTTGAAGCGGGTAAATTGGAGTGGAAATGAACCAGATCCTATGTTTTCATTTCCAAAAATTAATGGGGGAAATAGATTAAGACATGTCCGAATCCCAACCGACTTATATTTAAAGTTTATGGGTTGGTGGATATCAGAAGGATCTGCATGGAAAAATAATAGAAAAGATAGAACTTCTTCTGATTATATAATATCTATTGCTCAGATGAAATATAGAAATGAGGTAATAGATATTGTAAGGGATATGGGGTTTTCTCCTAGTTGTGGAGAATATAATATTCAATTTTGTTCAAAAGAAGTTTATCATTATCTCAAAAAATTTGGAATAAGCAAGACAAAATATATACCCGATAACATAAAAAATATGACTAGTGAAAAAATTAGAATATTTCTTATGGCTTTATTTAAAGGCGATGGTTCTTTCAAAGATGGAAATATGACAAAATACACTACTGCCTCAAAAAGATTGGCAGAAGATGTTGTTGAGTGTTTATTAAAGATTGGTAAGTGCGGAACCATAGGCAAAAGAGAAAATGTATATGTGGTGTATGTTCAAAACTCACAACTAACACCAATATTCAGAAAAGAGAAAAAAATAGTAAAATACAATGGTATAGTATATGATCTATCTGTTCCAAACGGAACATTAATTGTTGAAAGAAATGGAAAGGTTGTTATATCTGGCAACTGTGTCGGATGGGATATGAGAGATCTTTTGGATCATGGATTTAATGGAGTTTCGGGAAAAGTAAATTGTAAACCGCCCAAACATCTAAAGGTCGCTATGGGCCAAGTTGTTAACTTCCTTTACACCCTCCAAGGAGAATCCGCTGGAGCACAGGCTTTTTCTGATGTTGATGCGTATCTTGCACCATTTATTAGTTATGATAATATAAGCTATGATGAACTAAAACAAGCAATGCAAGAATTTGTTTTCAATCTCAATGTCCCCACTAGAACCGGGTTTCAATCACCATTTGAAAATTTTACTCTAAGTTTAAAAACACCAAGTTATATGGAAAATGAACCAGTTATCATAGGCGGGGAATATATGGAAGATACCTATGGTGATTTTGCTGATGAAGCCGATATGTTTAATCGTGCTTTTGGTGAAGTTATGAATGAGGGCGATGGAAGAGGAAATCCGTTTTCATTTCCGATCCCAACTCTAAACATAACAAAAGATTTCGATTGGGACAATGAAAATTATTATCCTCTATGGGAAATGACATCTAAATATGGCATACCATATTTTTCTAATTTTGTTAATTCGGATATGAGTCCAGATGATGTTAGATCAATGTGTTGTCGGCTGCGCCTAAATAAAAAAGAATTGATTAAGAGAGGCGGGGGTCTTTTTGGTGCTAACCCATTGACAGGTAGCATAGGTGTTGTTACAATCAATATGCCAAAACTTGGGTATGTATCCAAGGACGATTCTGATTTCTATGAGAGATTAGATTCGTTAATGGATCTTGCAAAAAATGCATTAATAATAAAAAGAAATATAATAGAGAATTATTCTGAGAATGGGTTATATCCATATTCTTCTATATTTCTTAGAGATGTAAAATCAAGACATGGGAAATATTGGGCCAATCATTTTTCAACCATTGGTTTGGTTGGGATGAATGAGTGCCTTGAAAATTTCATGGATTCAAATATGTTTATGAAAGATGGGGTTGATTTTACGTTGAATGTATTAGATCATATGAATGAAAGGATGATAGATTATCAAGAGGAAACAGGTCATTTGTTTAATCTTGAAGCAACACCAGCAGAAGGATGTTCATATAGATTGGCGAGAATAGATAAGCATAAATACCCGGATATCATTACCGCTGGAACTGATGAAGTTCCATACTACACCAATTCGACACAATTACCAGTTAATTATACAAACAACTTATTCAAGGCCATGACCCTGCAAGATGATATCCAATCAAAATATACTGGTGGAACAGTATTCCATATATTCCTTCAAGATGAGCACCCAAATGTAGATTCTCTAAAAAACATGGTTGGAAAGATAACTAATTCATTTAAGATGCCATACTTCACTATAACACCAACCTTCTCGGCTTGTCCAAACCACGGATATCTTTCTGGTCAATTCAGCGAATGTCCAATGTGTGGCGAGAGATGTGAGGTATATTCTCGTGTAGTTGGATATCTCAGACCAGTATCCCAATGGAATGAAGGAAAAACAAAAGAGTTTGAAGAAAGAAAAACATTCGATTTTGATTAGGTGTTTATCATGGAAACGTATGAAATTTGTTTTGCTAAGTACAGGTATAATGATGATAATGTTGAAATTGACAGAAAAGCAGACAGGGCAAAATTTATTTATGTGACAGCAAAATCTTGGAAAGAAGCTTTGAAAACATTAATAAGGGAAGACATCTACGTATATGATGCTGCTGGCGAAATTGTTTACGGTGATGATTGATTATGGTATACACGTTGCAAAATATTGAATACGTTGGTAGAGGAAAACCAGACATTTGGATCTTTGCCAGAGATGAAGATAAATCGCTGAAAAGGTTTATTGTAAAAGGATTTGAACCATACTTTTGGATAAAGAAAAATGAAGAATACAAAGTATCTGGTATGTCAGATATAAGAAAAACAATGATAAAAGGAAAAGGTATATTTGGCGAAGATGTTATAAAGGTAAACACAACTAGACCAAAAGATGTGGTTTCAAAGAGAAAGGTATTTTCAAAAACGTGGGAATCGGATGTTTTCTTTGTCAAGAGATATATGATTGATAAGGGATTATTTTCTACGTTTGAATGGGACGAAGATAATGAGATGGTAAAACCTGTAAAAGCAAACCCAACTCCACCGAAGATATTCTATTTGGATATCGAAGTTGATATGCCCAAAACAGAATCGCCAGATCCATTTGGTGCTGAATACCCCATTATTTGCATATCAATTTATGATTCTTATTCAAAGGAAATGATAACTCTAACACACCACGACAGTCTTGACAAGATAGAATATACTGGAAATCTTGAAATGTATGAGTCTGAGAGGGAGATGCTAAAAGCTTTTATGGCTAAAATACAAACTATAAAGCCAGATATGTTAACAGGATGGTATATAACTGGATTCGATATACCATATATCGTAAGAAGATTGACAAAAAATAAATTGGATAAAAACAAATTATCTCCTTTGGGATGGACAGATGTTTCAAGAAAAAATGTTGGGTATAGAGGTGTCAATTGTAGAATAAAAGGGATAACTATTTTGGATATGCTTTCTTGTTATAAGAAGTTTTTTGCCAAGGCATTTCCCTCATATGCATTACAGGCAATTGCACAAAAAGACCTTGGCGAATCTAAGGTCAGCATAGATGATTTTCATGAAGTTTGGAAAACAGACCCCAATGAGGTAATAAAAAGAAATGTTTCTGATGTAGAATTCTTGTACAGAATAGATGAAAAATGGGGATTGATTGCCCACTATACTGAATTGAAAAATTCCTTGGGTGCTGGATATGACGATGTTCTTTCATCCAAAAGATTAATAGATATAAAGATGCTTAGAAAAGCAAAAGACATGGGGGTTGTTCTTCCAAAAGGAGGAAAGAGAGGCGATTCAAATTCTTATCTTGGTGCATATGTCATGTATCCCAAAAGTGGTATATGGGAAAATGTAATAGTTCTGGATTTCTCAAGTCTATATCCAAACATTTTCATAAACTATAATATATCTCCTGAAACATTAACCGATGAAATAGAAGATGCTTATAAGATTGGTAAGTGGCATTTTAAAAAGAAACCTGTTGGAATACTACCCGACTGTGTTACTGAGTTACAAAAGAGAAGAGCAGACTTAAAGTCGGAGATGATTAATCATAGTCCAGACTCATCTGAATATAAAAGATTGGACACAAAACAAAAAGCAACAAAATATCTCATAAATGCTTTTTATGGTGTAATGGGATATCCTGCATTTAGATTATATAATCGAATCGTTGCTGAGTGTGTTACAATAATGGGGCAGGAATATGTTAAATCAACTGTCAACTTACTAGAAAAATGGGGATACAATGTTCTATACGGAGATACAGATTCTGTTTTTGTTGTTATAGAAGGAGACACAGATGAGGCATTTATTCGTGGAAGAGAACTGGAAAGAAAATTAACACATGAGGTTATGAAAAAGTTGGGTGCTTCTATTGATATCGAATTTGAAAAGTTATACAGTAGAATCTTATTTGGAAATGTTAAGAAAAGGTATGCGGGGATAAAGATATGGGATGGAGGTCAACACACAGATAAGTTGGATGTTACTGGATTTGAAGTTAAAAGATCTGATACAGCACCAATATCCATTGATGTTCAGAAAGAAATTATGAATATTATGCTTAAATCAGAAGATCCAGAAGATGAGATAAGAGAGTTATTGCTTATGACAAAGGCAAGATTTAAAAAGGTTGACTTAATAAATATAGCTATACCAAAAGGTATGACCAAAGACCCAGAAGAATATGGTGGATTGGATGTAACTGGCGGTAAGATAGGAGTTCCTGCGAACGTAAGAGGTGCTAAATATGCAAACAAACATTTTGGAGCAAACTTTAAGTCGGGTTCAAAACCTAGGATGGTATATGTCAAAAGAATGCCTGAAGGATATGAGCCTACGGATGTTATATCGTTTGACGAAGACACAAATCTTCCCGATAATATTGTGGTTGATTATGATAAGATGTGGAATAAGATAATAATAAGAAAAGTCCAACCGCTTCTTGACATAATAGATAGAAAATTTAAAGATGTAATGTGGAAAAGGAGACAGGTTTCTCTTGCAGAATTCGTTTGACGGAGTTGGGTTTGAAATATTTAATACTAGGGTTTCTATTGTAGGCGGTGTAGTCAAACTTTATGACAAAGAAGAAGATTCTACAATAGATATATTGAAAAACAAGTGGGCAGTTTTTGTAAAAATGCTGATAATGGCATATAAAATGAATAAAGAAAAAAGCATTGTAGATCACGGAATTTATTTGGCGAAAATAAAAAACAATATTGAAATTCGTTCGTTCTCAAATGGGCCAATTAAAATTCCGTGTGAAGAAAAGAAATTTAAAGCATGGTTAAAGATGTTTATAAAACTTGTTGAAGAGGAACAAGGAATTGACAAAGAAAACTCCATACTTAGGAAAAAAAGGAATAAGTGATTTCCTTCTACACAAATCCCACATACATTCTTGGACAACATGTAAAAGATGTGGTTTATATTCGTTGATGGAAATTGAGGGTGATCCTAGTGGGCAACTTATTACTAGTGCTGGTACAAGTTTCCATGATGAATGTTATAATTTTTTTGACAGAGTTGATATAGATGTTGCCAAGGAAAAATCCGAATTTGAAAATAATTTGATTTATTACTTTAGAAAAAATCTTGTTATGAAACCAGAAACAGAAGAACTCTTGAAAAGATTCTCATTGTTTCAAAAGGATAGATTTTATGCGTTTCAAAATAATACAAAAAAATGGTTTCCATCAAATAGAGAGATAAAAATAAAAAGACCTGACCTTGGTTTAGCTGGAACAATTGATTCGATAGAATATATATATGATGATGATAGTGAAGATAAAGCTGTGGTTGAGTATAAATCTGGACGAATGAGCAACTGGAGAAAATCAAAACTTAGAAGAGAATTGGCTGTTTATAAATTGTTAGTAGATGGAACCGATATTGTATCCAAACCAATTGAACATATCGGTGCTTTCTGCGCAGGAAACGAAAGGTATGAGGATGGAATAATGTTTGAAAAAGTAAACAAAAGAACTATAACTGCATTGTTTGATGTTATAAAAGATATAAGAAAAACTTTGGAAAGAGCATATATAAAGGAAGGCACATACGATTTAGATTTTTTCCCTATTAAATCAAGCAACTTTTGCATGATGTGTCAGTATTCGAAAATGTGTTATGGAGATGAATTGAATGAATGAAGAAATTAAAGTAGACGACATTGGAAGTATTGTTCTTGGATATATGAAAATGCACACAAATGTGATGAGTAATATAATGGAGATATTGACTCAATACATTGAACTGGAAGAAGATGACTTGGACGAAATAGCCGAATCAATTGTTGCCTTGCAAGAGGTAGAAGAAAGATTGGTTGAGCTAAAAGAGGACTATGACAAATCTGTTAGAGAAGAAATAATTGAACAAATAAGGAGTGATGAGACACATGACGTACAATATATCTGATTTCAAAACGGAACTGAGCATGTGCAATGGATGCAAATTGAGAAAAGGAACCGAACCTGTTGCTGGTAGAGGAAACACAAACAAGCCATTGATTATGTTTGTTGGTGAAGCACCGGGCAGACAAGAAGCCAAGAGTGGAAAGCCTTTTGTTGGTGTAGCAGGAAAGATTTTTGAAAGATGGACAAAGAAACTTGGAATAACAGAAGACGATTATTATGTCACCAACGCCGTTAAGTGTAGACCGCCTTCTAATAGACCTCCCAGAAAGGATGAAAGACTAAAGTGTAGTGGATGGTTGGAAAAAGAAATAAAAATTGTAAAGCCAAAGATAATCGTTCCTCTTGGAAGAATAGCTATGTTTGCATTGAATGGAACAAGAGGAAAAGTAACTAAATACATGGGGATACCTGTATTTACTATGTACCATCCAATGGCTTCTTTATATGATCCAAGCAAAGAGGAAACTGTACAGGAACATTTAAGAACCCTGAATACAATAATAGAGGATAGGAGATGATATTATGAGAAATGAAAGACAAATATATAAGTACAAAATGAGAACAAATTCGGATAAGTTTCCGCTAATCCCGCTTGGGGATGTTCATTTTGGTCAAGAGTCTTGCGACTATAAAAAGTTTTACAAATATCTTGATTGGATTGATGACCACGATGATGCGAGAGTTATTTTGATGGGAGATATGGCTGAAACGGACATACCTTCACATATGACAAATGCTGGTGTTATGTGGGGCCAAGAAATTTCTCCATCTGAGCAGATGGATGAAATATATGAGCTATTGAAACCTCTTAAAAGAAAGATAATTGGTGGCGTTATGGGAAACCATGAAAAGAGAATATGGGTAAGAACCAGCTTTTGTCCTACAAAGATTTTGTGTGATAAGCTAAACGCCATGTTTATACATCCAAATCCATCATATCTTGATATTGATGTTGGAAAGTTTACATACAGATGTCTTGTTGCACATGGTAGCGGAAGTTCACAGAGAGGTGATTATCAACTTAGAAAGGCAGTAAATTATTATCCAAGTTCTGATCTGATAATGATAGGACATATACACCAGATAAATTCCGAACCATATCACAAGCTAATTGTTGACGATGGAACAGAAAAGATAAAAACTATATACGGTGTAAGAACTGGCGGGTTCCTATTTTATCCACCATATGCAAGAGAAAGATTTATGGAGCCAGTTGATACAGGTGCTCCGATTGTTTATTTGTATACAAACAATAGAATAATAAGTGTGAACACATCTGATTTTGTTGGGTTACAATGAGCAAATATCCACCATTTTATAGAGTTAAATGGTGTCCAAAAAAACAAGACTTTGAGATTATGGTGAAATTTAAATTCTCAAGTTTGGAAGATGCAAAAAGAAAAATTGAAGAAATTGGCGAATATGAACCATATATTTCTAGAGACAGAAACAGCGAAGGCAAAACAACATACACAGTATACATAAACAAACAGGACAAAGTTATGAAATTTTGTGAAGAAAAGAATTGGAAAGACGAAAGAAAATCTCAGCAAAGAAGAGTTGATTTTATAAAAAGTTTTCTTATGAGCAGAATGTCAGACATAGGAATGATGATGATTAAAAAAGAAAAAAGTAGAGGATGAGTTGGGAACAAAACATATTTAAACACCAACACATAAAAATGTTTCGTGATAAAAATGAGATACGAAGAAATTTTGGATATAATAAATATAGGAATGTTAATTTTTGCACAGTTAGCGATTTTGAATTATCAGATGAAAAACCAAATGTTTTTATAAGACATGACGCAAATGAAAAACCTTATGTAATAAACAAAATGCAAGAAAAAGAATATTACAATGATATGATTTCAACATCATATCTATTCTGGGATTCTCCGCATTCATTTAATTATCCTCTAGATTTAAATATCCCCTTATTCAAACGATCAGAAAAAAGGTTTGGTTTTGAAATAGGATATTATGCATGGGTTTCTCCAGAGATGAGCGATATGGAAGCCGTGTCTTATATTCGTGATCAAATAAATAAATTAAATGATTTCTTTGATATAAAATCATATGCGTGCAAAGATATAAACATGAGACAGATGATTGGAAAATACATGATAAATACTGGTATGAATAATTATCTAACAAAATTATCAAGCACAAATAAAATGAAGGGATATATGTCCGACTCTAATGATGGGTTTGATTTTTTGGTTAGTGAGGATCATGACATAACAGTTGTTGATGAAATGAGAACAGAAGAAGAAAAGATAATGTGGTTCATGGAAACGATGATAGACGGATATGTTTATGGTATTAGACTTATTGGAGATTATTGGGGAAAAGATTTATTAAGAAGCTTTAACTAGGTGTTACTATGAATTTATTATTTCCATATTTGAGAGGATATAAAAAAGAAGTTGTTAAAAAAATATTGGAGGTGGAATAATGTTTGTTTTGCATTTGACAGGACAGAATCTATGTAAGAATCTTACTAGGCTGGAATCTTGCAAATGTCCCATATCTCTTGTCCAAATTTGAAACAAGGGCAGGAACATATTCAAGACAATGGAGTATATATAGTGACGCTTATATCAAATATCCAGAAGATGTTATAACACCAATACCAAGAAGCAAGGACAATATTTCTAGATGTTTTTATGATAACAATTTTGATGAGGCAGATGTATACCATATTCATTCAACCTATGGATTGCCAGAAATAGTCAAAAGCAGAATTCTCCCTTCGGGAAAACCAATATATCTACATTATCACGGTTCATATCTTAGAATGTATGGTGGTTCAAAAACATTGAATAACGTAGCAAAATACATATTTGTTTCTACGCCAGATTTGCTTCAATATATACCAAAAAAATATTCTGATAAAACATTTTTTGTTCCCAATCCCGTTTCTATAGATCCATATTATGTTTGTTCAAAATCTTCAATGGGCGATGTGAGAGTTGGTTATGACGATGAATTGACCATATTGCACACAACAACAAATGTGGGAATAAAGGGAACAAGGCCAATAATGAATGGTATAAGATTTATGAAAAATAACTATAACAATATTAATATATTACTATGTAAAAATAAGACACATTGGGAATCTTTGCAAATGATGAAAATTTCAGATATATATGTTGACCAATTTAACATAGGGTGCTATGGTGTTGCAGCAATAGAGGCAATGTTATTGGGCAATGTTGTTCTGGCTTGGATAGATCCAAATTATGGTCAGTTCTATCCCGGCTGTACAATAAAATCATGCGATATAAATGGTTTTGTTGACGCATTGAAGGCAACATTGTTTGATTACGATACATATAAAAGGACAGAGAAACAACGTATAGCATGGGCATCAACGTTTCATAGCCCAAAGAAAATAGGAGAGTATTACAAGAATATATATGAAGGCATGGTTCCAAAAGAAGACCCAAATTATTACTTGAGGTGGAAAGAATGAGAGTTATGAATATGAGCATACAAAATGAAAAGAATATATCATATCTGTATTCGATATATATGACCGCAATATCCGAAGGATTGAGGGCTAGATCGTTCCAGATTTATCCAAGCAGATATTTATATCCAACCGATATAATACAGCAAGATTCAAACATGAGGATGCAAAACGTAATAAAAAGAAACTTTATGGACAAATATGATTTGTACATATTCTTTGGAGAATTCAACAATCTTACAGATATTTATAAAATAAAGAATGATATTGAAGCTCCAATAGTACCATATTTCTTTACTGAGGGCCAAATAATAACATGTCTAAATAGTGAAAATAAAGATTTGATTGAAAACGCAAAAATAATTTTCATAAGACAGCCTCATCTAAAAATGTATCTTGAGGACTACGATGATAAGGTTGTTTATCTAAATTCTCCATGTTCTGTTAATCCGTCTGATACATCAATGAGATCAGACGATGTAGAATATATAATTCCAGATGCTTGGACAAGCATAGGAAGTTTTACAAGGGGAGATGTGTATGGTTCTGCTATCGCAAAAGCACAGGTAATTTGTGATGATAAAATGTTGGGTTATATAGAAATAAACAAAAAAACTCGTGGAAGGGTCTTGAGTATTTTGAGCCAATTGGATGTTATGATAGATTCGCACAATTCTGAATTCTATTCACAGGCTGCAATTGAATCTGGTATGATGGGAATTCCAACAATAACAAGTGTTAATGCTGCGCTTGAGGAATATGTTAAGGATTCGCCGTTCATACTAACAGATTCGCAACACCTATCTGAGCATATTGTTGATGCAATTGAAAACAATGAAGACCATAAAAACAACACAGCATATAATAAATTTTTTGAGAGACACGAACCAAAACAAGCATCAGCACAACTTTTGAGACAACTAAAGAAAATGGATGTGATATAATGAATAAATGGGCACTAATAGTACAATCACAAGGATGTTCAAGGTCGCACAAAATAGCTTACGGTCTTACGGATTTAGGTTGGACAATGTTCCTAATGCAGCAAGGAAATAGATTATCAACTTGGGGATTTCAACCATACAAGGCCATTCTTAGCATGGGAAGCAACGAATGTGATAAATGTTGGAGAGAGGCATTAAATGCTGCAACAAATAACAAAGACACATTTGATGTGATCCATAGTTCAAATACTCCAGATGTTTATACAAATCATCTTGTTGTAAACTCCAAAAGACCCGTTATTCACGATTGTCATGATGCACTAACAACGTTTAATCATGTTGACCAATCAACGGCAGGGTATGCAGAAGCGTTAGCCAACCAGCGTGCAGATGGAAATTTGTTTGTATCAGAAGGACAGAGACAGTATGTAATTGACACATACAACATTGACATAGACAAGTCTTATGTGTTCCCAAATTATTATTTGGAAAGATTTGCCACAAAATACCCAAGGACTAAATTATCAGATATGGACGGACAGATACATCTTGTTTGGGAAGGCGGTATAAAGATGTATGGAGAAGCAGATAACCAATGGGCAGATCACAGAGATATATGGAGATTGTTTAAAAAGTTACTTAAGCAAGGAATACATGTGCATGTACATTCTTCTATAGAATTCAGGAGAGGAAAGAACAGAGTACCACTAGAATCACCGAACCTCCATTGGCACAACCCAACAGATCTATCAACATTGATGCGAGTTATGACACAGTATGATGCAGGAATAGTTGCATTTAACAAAACAAATGAAGAGTTCCTTGAGCATACCCTGCCGAATAAAATGTTTGAATCATTTGGTGCTGGTTTACCTGTATTGTGTGATAATTCGAGAGATGTTAAAAATTGGGTACAGAAATATGATGTTGGAGAACCTATTCTCGAAGGATGGGAAACTGGGGATATAGAAAAGATAACATTTAAAAACATCAATCCATATATATCTAATGTGGAAAATCAGAAGGATAATTGGACGGTAGAAGCAAACATTGGTGGATTGGAAAAGTTCTATGAAAAGATAGCAAAAAGAGGTAGATGATGTTGTACAGATATGATAATGGAACCGGAGATGCTTCGTTTGATTGGATATACCCATACGACAATTATTGGAATTATGACAGAAGCAAACCCTGTCATGGTTGTAATGGAAAGGGTTGGATAGAAACAAGCGATCACAAGGTACACAAATGTCCTGTATGCAATGGAAGCGGATATGTTCGTGTTGATCCATATGATCTTAGCATAACGTGTTAATAATGTTAATTGATATGCCCGAGATTATCAAATATGATAATCCTTTCATTATAAATATAGAGGACGATAGTTCAAACCCTATTGAGGATGTCAAAACATATGTTGATGATATATTCAAAGGCAAAACCGATGAACATGGAAACATAACAATAACAATACGTGGTGACATCAAATTTCATTATCATGAAGGAAACAAAAATGAATTGCTAATTATGCTTGGTTATACAAATAAAGAAAAGAGACAATTAATATCAGATCAAATGATACATATGTTGTCATATCCATTCAGAATGGCAGGGTTTGAACCGGGATATTATATGTTGTTTTTAACACCAGAAGAATACTCTGAAGTTAGCACCACATACGCCGATGAAGAATCGTTTATACATCCAATTACAAGCATGTCTCTATTAAAAGAAAAATATGAAATACCAGTATCTGTTCCTGAGTTTTTGACAATGTTTGACCATGTTGATATGCATGGCAGTTCGCAAGTAGCATTTAGATTTCAGCTTTCAAAAGCTATAGATGAAGTTTATAACAGACCAAATGCACATAAGCACCACTTCAGAAACCTTGGTTTGGCATGGCACGAGTTGGGTCACGACATAGGCAATATGTATCATGATGAAGATTACAGCACATTGCCAGATCATGGTGGTGGAAAAGATAAAATGAATAATTACGCATACCCATGTATAATGTGCAGAAACAATTGGGTATTCTGTCCAAAATGTAGAAAAAAACTTAGAGCAATAAATCCTAATGTTCATTGTTGGCAAACTTGGCAAGAGAGAGAAGATATGAAAAATAATCACTTATACTGGTTTCAAAAGGATTTGTTAAATAACACGGGCGAATGGGCAGTTGGTCAGCTTCACCAACCACAAATAAATGCAGAATCTGTTAAAAGACCATGAGGTGTTAAATTGAGATTGATAGTATATAATTCTACAAAGAGAGTTATATTTTATGATCTATTGGGATCTAGAAGAGAAGCAACTGGTTTGGTGTATGAAACTCATAACCACACTTTTGTTTTTTTAGAAAATTTAAACTATTATAAAATAGATAACGACAGGGTTATAAATATAATTTGAATGGAGGTGGTGAAAATGGTAGATGTTATATTTAGATTTGAAAAAGAAGGTTTTATAACTGAAGAAAGACAGCACACAATACATGAAAAAGGCAAGCTCTATCCCTTTCTTCCAACTCGTATATGGTTTGATTCGCCTTTTGAAATTGTTGTTCAAGACTCAGAAGGACAGCCCGTAGAAGGCGTATCAATTAGTATAGGAGAAACATTCTTAGAAGAAACAGATGTCAATGGAAGGATAAGTGTTACAATAAAAAAAGAAATGATTGATTAAAAAAAATTAATCACATGCTTCTTCTATTGCATCAATAAGTTCATTTACCTCTTTCATTATTTCTCTTAGTTCTTCTTCGGTTATGGTTTCATCTTCAACCGCAGCTCTAACCTTAAAAACAACGTCAGAGAATTCTGCAAGAACATTCACACTATTAGACCAAAACTTCTTATCAGCTATTACACCCAATATAAACGTAATGAGTGTGGCTGCCAAAACATATATTCCGGGTATTGCCAAATTAACACCTCAAATACTTATACATTACTTCATATATAAATGTTACTAAAGATCTTCCTTAACGAAAACATAAAATGTCTTTGTTGTCAAGACCTTTCCACTCGTATATGTGACTTCTACCTCTGCTTTGTAGTCGTTCTCAGTATCAAAATCGCCACTCTGTACCAGATATCTACAAGTACCAGATGTAGCATTAACAACAGAACATGTGCCATCAACCTTGAGACTTGATGCATCCGTATCCTTGACTTTGAATTTTATAGATGAGGCATCTGTTAAATCGAGTGCTGTTTCATCTGCTTCTTGCAGAGTAAAATTTATGTAATAAGAATAATCACCTTCTTTTACAGTTAAATTTTCAACCATTTATATTCCTCCAATACATATTACTTTTGTCTCTTATAAATTTTTCGCTAATCGCTCTCTTGATATACCTCTTCAATCAATGATTTGTCTTCCGTTTCTTCTATTATGTCTCTATCTTCAACCATTTCAGTCTTCGAATCATCCACCTGAATCATTACGGATATGTCTCTATCTTCTCCAATTTCTATCATATCCCTATCTTCCACACTCAAAGTAATGTCTCTGTCATTAACTTTCAATGTTATTGATTTTGAATCAGATTCGGTTGATATTGATCTGTCATAAAGAAGTTCTGATATATCATTGTCCATCTGTTCAATTGCAAATATATTTCTGTCGAGCATGTCAAGTATTATACTTCTATCAAACAATTCTGCCGTTAAACCTATGTATGGTGCTCTTCCAAGTATATTATATTTTACAGTTAAATCTTCAAGTATATATTTAAATATGCTCCATTTTAATGTGGTGTCTTCCGACACGAACTCTCTTATTTCCCACTTGAATGAAGCATCCTCTGATATGGTTTCATAAATGTGCCATTTGATTGTTTCATCTTTCGACATAGTATTTCTTATATCCCATTTCAATATCTGTGAATCAAATATAAATGATTCAAGGATATTCCATTTTAGGGTTTGGCTCTCATATAATGTTGAATATATATCCCATTTAAAAGTGTTATCATCGTTTATGAATTCAAGTATGTCCCACTTCAAAGTTTGATCTTCATTTATAAATGATCGTATATCCCACTTGAACGTATTGTCTTCTTGCATAAACGCAAATATGTTCCACTTATAAGTTTGATCTTCATTCATTGTATTTCTTATATCCCACTTATGAGTTTGATCTTCATTCATAAATTCAAACAAGTTCCACTTGAATGTATAATCTTCGGACAATGTATTTAATATGTCCCATTTAAATGTTTCATCTTCATAAACCACATTTCTAATTGACCATTTGAATGTTTGATCTTCTAGAATAAGAGAACTGGTTATATTCCACTTTAGAGTTTCGTCCTCATGTACGAAACTAAATAAATTCCATTTAAACGTTTGATCTTCATATAATGAACCATAAATAAACCACTTGTATGTTTGATCACCATAAACAGAATTCCATATGTCCCACTTATATGTTTGGTCCTCATAAATGAAATTGAGTATGTCCCATTTCAATGTTTCGTCTTCGCTGATAAATTCACGGATGTTCCATTTTAATGTGCTGTCTTCAAACAAGAACGAGAAGATGTTCCATTTAAATGTTTGATCTTCATATAAACTATTCCATATGTGCCATTTATACGTTTGGTCTTCATAGACGCTATTCCATATATACCATTTTAAAGTCTGGTCTTCATAAATGTCATTTAGTATATTCCATTTATAGGTTTGGTCTTCAGTTATAAATTCAAATATATCCCATTTCAATGTTGAATCTTCATATATAAAACCAAGCAAATCCCATTTAAATGTTTGATCCTCATATACGCTATTCCATATGTTCCATTTTAATGTATAATCTTCATACAAGCTGTTATATATATCCCATTTGAATTTCTGATCTTCATACACGTTATTAAGGATATTCCATTTTAAAGTTTCGTCTTCTGTTATAAACTCTTTTATATTCCATTTATAAGTCTGGTCTTCATAGAGTGTTGATAATATATCCCACTTATACGTTGTGTCCTCATACAAAGAACTCCAGATATCCCATTTCAGAGTCTCATCTTCATACAGAGAGTTCCAGATATCCCATTTTATGGTTTCATCCTCATATATATATTCTAGAATATCCCACTTTAATGTTTCATCTTCGGTTATAAATTCATAAATATTCCACTTATACGTTTGGTCTTCATATACAGACGAATATATATCCCATTTAAATGTCTGATCCTCAAACAATGAATTAAAAATAAACCATTTAAATGTGGTGTCTTCATAAAGCGTATTCAGTATGTCCCACTTGTATGTTTGATCCTCAGTAAAGTATTCAAGTATATCCCACTTTAATGTTTCATCCTCATACATGTATTCTAATATGTTCCACTTTGCGGTTATATCCTCATACAACGATGAATATATATCCCACTTCAAAGTTTCGTCTTCAGTCAATTCGCTGAATATAAACCATTTATAAGTTTGATCTTCATATAAGGTGTTCAGTATATCCCACTTTAGTGTTTCATCCTCATATAAATATTCAAACATGCTCCACTTTAGTGTTTCATCTTCATAAACACTAGACCAAATGTCCCATTTTAAAGTCTCGTCTTCTGTTATATATTCAAGAATGTTCCATTTTGGAGTAAGATCCTCATATAACATACTCCATATGTCCCAATCAAATGTATAATCCTCATATAGTGTGCTCCATATATCCCATTTAACTGTTTCAAGTTCAGCAATGGTTTCATTTCCAGCACTACTAAACGCTGGTTCGGTTGTGTTATATTTTCTTACGGCAACCCATTTCCAATGATCTGTAACATATCCATCGCCTCCACTACCAGTTCCCCAATGGCCCGCACTAAGCGCAATATAATATTCACTCTCGGTATCCCAAGAGAAATAATCAAGATTGTTGGTTTGCGTTTCCCACGTTGCATCATTGTCTTCATCATATATGGTTTCTTTGAGATCTGTTCCATCACAGCTCATTGCAAATCTATATTCAACGTTTTTTGTTAATAATCCAGCACTAGTATCTTGAACATAATCTGCTGATCCACCGCCATATTCTCTTAATCGAACAGAATTATAATCTGCATCAAGTGGCATAATCGTAAGACTATTATTTGCATCTTTATGAACTCTTATTTCTGCATATCTTCCTCTATCCCAATGTTGGGTTTCTTCAACCAATGCCATTGTTTCAGAATTTTGGCCCGTAAATGTAAAATCGCTTTCAAGCGTTTCATATATAGAAGCGGAACCATCGGCAATCTTTAATTCCATATAACCTCCTGTTTCTTGATACGTTCCATCTCCTTCAGACTCGGTCCAATTTGACGCATCACCATCAGAAAAATCATCAAACAATAAAAATGTATCATCGCCATTGCTTGCAGAGGATTCTCCACTTTTGCCATAATAAATATATATATCTTGATCTGTATCTAAATTAGCAGCAACTTCGACCCAGAATGTAGCAACTTCATTTGAACCAGAACCTTCTGTTTTTTCATGCCAATGATCTAACAAAGTTTCTCCATCGCTCGAAGTAAATCTTATATCATTGGGAAAATCTGTACAGTTGTCCTCTAAATGAAAATCGTCACCAGAAGAACCAGAGCTTTCACCAACCAATAATTTTACTTGATAATTTGTTCCAGAACCAGATTGACCAGTAATAGATATTTTCTTTCTATATTCCCATCCAGATAACCAAGCATCTTCTTCATACATATTCCACTTTACTGTAAGATCATCGGTTGTGTATAATTCATATTCACCAGCATCAACCAAACAAAAGTATGCCATCTGTTCATCCGCATGTGATCTTTCACTACCACCATAAGTTTCCATTGCCCAACATACAACGTTTGTGCTATCTATTGATTTTGTATGACACCACGAACCATGTGAACCATCCATAGAAACCTGAGAACCAACCGCAACCGTTGGGTCCGATGATAAACTATGGGCAACATTATACCCAGAAGCACTATTGTCAATCCCTTGAACAGAGTCGGAGGAAACCAAAACGGTTGCTTTTGTGCTTGTGTCATCGGTTCTTGTTAAATCAAAATTTGATGATTCATCAATAATCATATAATCAATATAATCAGCGGTTGAAAAATCTCCATTTGCATCTTGTGCGTCTTGATGATGAATATGACAATCACCATCTGTTGCTGTTGGTGGGTCTGAACTAGAACCCGTTTTACACGACCAAGGTGATGACCAATCACTATCATTATGTGTGGTTCTTGTAGCCAAAACAGCGGGTGTACCAGTAAACGATGGATACATAGTCACGTTTCCATCGGTTGTCCAACTACCGCTGTTGTCAACATCTGTATCAGAAAATTGCCCCACTTGTACCTTAACACTAGTGCCGGGAAGAACATAATCGGTTGATGTGCCAGTATCTTCGGCAGCAATATAGTGAATTGTGGCACTAGTTATATCCCAAGCTCCACCAATAGAAGTTACGTTTCTAACTCTTACGCTGCATCCACTAGTTGTTACATCTTTAATTTCAACAATAGCAGAATTATATGTAGAACTAATATTAGCTTCTATTGATGCCACAACTCTTGGCGCATCGTCCCAAGACAACGACCAAGATTTGCTTTCCCACGAAGTTCCGACAGTTGTCCAAGTGCCCCATTCCATTTTTAAATTAGTAGACACTAGAACACCTCATAAAAGAATATAGTGGGTATTGGATAACACAAGGAAATAACCTCACATATTTTATTCATCAGCTCTATTAAAGAGAAAGATGATTATGCTGTAGCTTCTCCCTGTGCTCTCATAACAACATTATCCGCATCATACGCACTCGCAGCAGAACCAATAGTTCTTTTGAGCCATAAGAATATAAGTTCGCCAGCATCGAGATTGGCATCGTGTGCTCCTTGATTAACCCCCACACCGCCAGCATATGTTGTTCCAGAACCCCAAGCGGAAACGCTTCCAGTTCCAACAGTTGGTGATGTGGATTCGTCACCTATGGTTTGAGCACTTCCATCGCTGTCTCCATCTTCGGCAGCCTCAACAGCAAATTCTATCGAAGAATCGCCTGAAGGAGTATTGGTTTGTATGAAGAACTTAACGTTGTACCAATTCTTTGAAGATGCATTTTCATTTTTAATACAAATGCATCTGTATTCAATATCCCCAGATGTTGCTTCAGCACCAGTAACATTATCAAACAGGTTCTCAATACTATCATTTGTTATTTCAGTTGACGACCTGTAGTTTCCCAACGCTGCATCTGGGTCAGCCTGTGCTCCACCATCTGAACTAGCACCAGTTAAGTACCATTTTATATCGGCAGCAGTTACACCCATTCTTTAATCACCTTCCTCTTTTTACTATAACATAAATGAAACAACAACAACAGCCAACGAAACCAAGAACGCTATAGCCCCAGAGAAACCAAGTGTTTTAAGCCTAAATTCAGAGTTTGCTCTAATAAATTCGGCATGTTCTTTACATGGCAATAAATCAAGCTTGGTACTTATCTCTGTAACATCCTTAGAAATTTCATTCATTTTTTTCGTTTGTTCCGTACTCTGTGTAGTCAATGTTCTTATCAAAAACATCATACTGTCATTGTTGTTTTCTGGATCTGAAGCCAAAGTTATCACTTACATATTATTGTACTTTGTTCATATTTAAAACTTTCCCTTATTTTTTGTTTTGTTTTCTATTTTTGGGGTTAATAGAGCAACTATTGTTACTATTACCACGTTCTCTTTTTATATCTCCTACTTTTTTGGCTGACCAAGGCAGAGGAAGTCCATATCTTCTAAAGAATCCCTCATTTTTTTCAGCAGACATAATAGAATATATCTCGGCAGCTATTGGGAATTTTCTTCTTTCATGAACACATGTCTCTGTCGGAATTATATTCATATCCCCCGTTTGGTCATAATTTACAACCAAACAACCGCCAATACATCCTCCTTTCATCGGGCAATTTTTACAATTAAATCCTTCACTTCTTATATTTTCTACTTTTAATTTCGACCAGAACTCTTCAGCAACGCCATAATCAATGCCATTCCAAACATCACCAAGAATATAATTGTATTTATCTGTTGGTCTGTTAACCCATCTATGACATGCAGCTAACTTGCCTTCTGGTGTGACTGATATACTGCCCATACCCATACCACATCTTCTGTTGCTTCTTTTCATGGTAGATGCAATAGCTCTCACGCCATCTCTTAATGGTTTGAAATGAATATGAATTCCTTTTCTATGCAAGTCCATTAACATATATGCACTTTTTCTCACTTGGTCATAATATACATCCAAATCTTCATCTGACCATTCTACTTCATGAACAGGATCTAATGCAAATGCTCTAAAACCATATTTTATAAGTTTTTTTAGAGAATCAAAAACATAAGAACCGTTGTCTGGCGATACCGTCCACCTTATCTCTAATTCTTTTTCTGGAACCTTGTTTATTATGTTATCCAATCCTTTCTTTATAACACCAAAGCTTCCTTTTCCATTGGTAAATTTTCTATGCATATCATGTGACTCACCCCAACCATCTAAGCTTATCAAAAAATGAAATGGTTGGTGTGTAATAAACCAATCAGCAATATCATCATTTGCGAGAGCAACCGCATTAGTGGTCATTCCCCAACGAATATCTTTATTTGCTTCTTTTGATCTTGCAGTTGCATATGTCCATGTATCTTTCAATAGATCCATTCTTATTGTCGGTTCACCACCAAACCAATGCCACGATAGTTTACCGTTTCTTCCACCTTGCTTTCCACGATATGCATCTTGCTTGAGCATAAAATCAACTGTTGCTTTAGCTGTATCAAAACTCATATCTTTTCCTTGGAAACGCTGACCAGTTTTTTGATAAATTTCATAAACGAAGCAGTAATCACATGCCATGTTGCATCTCTCAGTTGCAAAAACTGTAAACGAACTTATCTTTCCTTCCATCGGATGTTTCTTTTTTTTGTTTGTCATAACAATACATTTCTCCATCATTCTTTATTAATCTTTCCTTTTATGCATAATATGTGGATTCATAACACCAATCACATTCTCCTTCGCAGTTTTGACAGGCATCACACTCTTCACATGTTGTATAACAATCTGTATCGCATATATCACAACTGTAACAAGCAACATCGCATGATGCATCACACGTTCCTATACAGGCCGTATCACAAGCATCACATGATGTATCACAAGAGGCATCGCATGTGTCACAATTGTAACAATTATCACATGTGGCATCACAATCTGTATCACAAATTTCACACCCTACACATAATACATCACAAGTCGCATCGCATGTCCCTATACATGCTGTGTCACAGGCATCACAAGATTTGTCGCAGGAGGTATCACAACTATCACAATTGTCACATTCATAACATGTTGCATCACAATGAGAATCACAAGAATCGCACAAAACGCATGCAGCATCACAAGTATTGCAATCGTGGCAATCTCCATCACATGTATCACAGGAATCACATACCGCATCACAATTGGCAAAACATGATGCATCACATGAATCGCATGAACTATAACAAGATGAGTCACAGTTATCGCATCCATAACAAGACGAGTCGCAGGAGGCATCACATGATGAGTCACAGGTATAACATGAATCACAGTAATCACAATCTGCGTCACAATCGGTATCACATGTATCACAAGCAAAACAGGTTGTATCGCAATTGGCATCACAAGAAGCATCGCATGTATCACAACTATCACATGTCTGACAACCAGAGTAACAAGAATCACATATTGCACATTCTGTATCTCTGATATTGTTGGTTTTTTCTGCCCTGTTTCTAATGTTCAATAGTAATCACACTCCCCATCGCATGTGATACAGGTCTCAGAATAACAGTTATCACAGTCGTCACAAGCTGTATAACAGGTTGAATCACATGTTTGACATCCATCACAAATATTACAAGTATTGTAACATGTGGCATCACAAGAAGCATCACAATTATCACATTCACTATAACATTGTGAATCACAACTGTCGCAAGAATAACAAGCCGAATCACAAGTTGCATTGCATGAAATATCACAATTTTCACACCCATCGCATACATTGCAATTATTGTCACAAGTTGCATCACAATTTAAATCACAAGTATCACATTCGTTATAACAATTAGTATCGCATGCGTCACAAGAATAACAAACGGCATCACATGACGCATCACAGGAGGTATCACAAGCATCACAATTGTAACATGCAGAATCACAGATATCACACACATAACAAGACGAGTCGCATGTGTTGCAAGCATAACAATAATCACATAGAGCATGACAATCGGTATCACATGTATCACAAGATGTATCACAAGCTGCATCACATGTATCACAGGCATCACACACATTACAATTGTTGTCACAACTGCTGTCACAGGCATCACAAGAATAACATGTTGCATCGCATTCGGCATCACAAGAAGCGTCACATGTATAGCACTCATTACAGTAATCGCATAACCCGTCACATGAAGCATCGCAACTATCACAATTCTCGCATGTAACACATGTTTCACATGTATCACATTGCTGACAGGTTTGGCATTTTCTTATATTTACCATTTTAATCAATCCGCATAACATTCAAATGTTCTATTATATGTAGTATTACCCGCACCGCTGTTTTTATATTTAACGGTTATTGTGTGTATTGTTTCATCCGACCATGTTACTGAGAATGTTCCACTCTGAACCTCATATGAAGTATTGGTTGTTGTAAGAGTTAACTCAGGACTACCGCCACCATCAACATAAACACCAAGAGATCCTGTTCCTGCATCAGCTTTCATCTCAGCACATATATGGAGATCTGAAACCGGAAACCCATGAGAAGAGCTGTATATAACCCTGAATGATTTTATTTCATCACTATTAGAACTCCATGTATCACCAGTAGAATCCGTGTACGTAACTTCGGTTTCATCCCAAGCTGTTAAAGACCTTTCAAATCCTTCCCTGACCCACTCAGTATCAGTACCATCATCATTAACATTTCCAGAACTATTTCCTGAGAAATGATTTTTTCCACTTGTGATTAATGTATTTGTACTACCGCTGGCAACATCAATACCATATGTATTGTTATTAAGAAAGAAACAATTGGATATGACATCATAATCACAACTATCAACATATAACCCTGCACCATTAACAGAATTCATCAATTTTGATCCTTGAATAACACCATAATCACATTCTGTTAGGTTTATGCAATTTCCATATACACCATCAACCCAAATCCTATCAATAGTGAAATCATCAACATAATCAAAATCTATAGCACTACCACCACCAGTTAAACCTGTAAATTTGACATTACTTATGTTTATATTTTCCAAATGAGAAGCACCTGTTCCAGTAGCAGATATTGTATGTGTATCAGTATATGTTGTATCTGTATTATGTATTATAGAACTAGTTCCGAATCCAAGCAATCCTTGATTTGAATCCAACGATATGGGCCTATTTCCAGATTGCCACGTTCCGGGTTCAACCACAACAATGCCACCAGTTGATGGAAGAGATGTAATGGCATCGTTTATAGTTCCATATCTAGAAGAAAATCTAAAATTACTAACACCAGATATTCTGATATTACCGTTTGAATCAACTGCTAACTTGACATCACGCATATTCCAAAGTGTCATTATAGCTCAACCCATGAATTTCCTTTATACCCATAAAACTTATTGTCAGAAGTATTGAAATATATTTGCCCATTTGATGGGCTTGTTGGTGCAGTTGATAAATTTTCAACTGTCATTTCAAGCATTTGGTGTTGATTCATATCCATTCCATCATTTACATCCATATAATTTAACCTTGCTCTCCCACGTATCTCTTCAGACAGAAACATATTTCTCCATCTGTTTTCGTTTAGCCTTTTTGATTCTATGTTTGATATCGTAATCACAGAGCCTCTTGGAACATAATATTTGAATGGCGCAATTTCTACAGGAACAACATCAACCCTATCAACAACATACAACTGGCTCCTATCTGAAGTTCCATATCCTCTTAGCTTAATAGTGTTTGACGTTCCTTCAAGAACCCTGAATGCACCTTCAAATGTTGACCATCCTTGGTTAATCGGAGAACCCATAACAGGATCTGGCTCTCTATGACAATCTTCTGTTAGGTCATATGACCCACCAACGTTTGTTGACATTATCCTATAACCAATTGTACCATCTGTTTCAGCACGTAACCTAGCGTATGCCCAGAATTTATTATTTGGTATATCCATAGACCAAGACAGCATTCCGGGTGTTCCACTTGTTGCCATATATGCACTATCATCTGCTGTCAACGATTTTCTTGTTTCTGTGCTCCAATGTGATGTATAGTCTGGTGTTGCATCGGTGTCTTCGAGTCTTTCAGCATTCGCAAAATCAGCATTTGTGAATCTATAAAATGTGGGGTTCCCTGTTTCAAGATCATCAATTGATGGGGGTATAACAAAATATTCATCTGGGTCAATACTCCAATCGTTTGTGACATCAGCATATGTTGGCTTTATTTCATAATCTCTATCATCATCATTAACTATGAATATTCCATAATCCCAATTCATTAGCAGCTCATTTGCAACATCTTCTGGACCACTAACATCAGTATCAACTCTGCATTTCTTTGGTACATATATTAGGTAGTCCCAATAATATCCATCTAAGCCAAACGTTTCATTGTTTATTCCAACCCCGCTGGTTCCATCGGATTCATTAAAACCAAATGTACCAGTTTTACTACTCTTTCTCCTTTCTACAAGTTTGTAATCATTTGGACTACAAACATTCCAAACGGCCCAATTAATTTCGTCAGAATTTGCTGAATAATCTGGCGTAGTTAATGAATACCCATCAGAAGAAGTATTATCAATTACTATCTTTGCACCTTCTGATAGAGTTGCATCATAATATCTATAAACAGTATCCATAAATCTCCTTGAATAAAACCAGAAATGTGGTTCATTCAAATCAGAAGATGTTCCAGTAGATAATTTTGTTATAACATCGTTGCTTATATCTGAATAACATCTGGGTGTAGTTGAATCATCGGTCAATGCCAAACCCAAGAAATAATCACAGGTATCATCCCAAACTATACACCAATTGTTTGTTGTTCCAAGATTATCCCAACCATCTTCAGTTTCAGCATTTGCATCAACAAGATCTGCACCTTCTCCATAACCAAACCTTGGTCTCTTATCATTTGCTATTGACCAATACATGTATCCAGTAGCACCAGAACTCCACTCTACTTTAAGTCCCTGAGATGCACGATATAAAGTTACATCCATATATATTGAACTAGTGAAATAATATCTCATAACGGTTTTGTTGAAATCCATATAATTTATAAATACTCTCGACCAAGGACATTGGCTATCAAATACATCTGCTTCTGGCATAAGTCTTCCATAATATTCCCAAGATTGGCTAGTTGTTGAGCCGTCCCACACCGCTTCTTTTATCCATATATCCAAAGATCCGGCATCAACCATATCAGTTTCCAATCTCGATCTAAGTCTTATTAAACCATTATCAAACACAGATCTGGTTGTTGGGTTATTTATATCTACTATTGCATAGTTTGATTGTTTTGTTTGGTTTATAGTTCTTGATGCTTGCTGTGCAACAGTCATATATAAATGACCATAATCTGCATGCGTATCACTTCTATCTGCTGTAAGTGTCTGATCATCAAACTCTTCAGTATATAAAACCTCTTCAGTATCAGAATCTATAATTTGAACTTTATCAATCTCAATGTTCATGCCTGCTTGTGACCACGCATCATTTAATGTGAACACTATCATACAATTATCGCTTGATCCACCAGATATGTTTATTGTATAGTCTTCATCTGTTTCGGCGAATGTATAAGGATCTGAAGAACCATCAGTAGACTTTGTACATATTGTACCTATTTGTGCATCTTCAACACTAGATCTAGAATTCCAAAAAGAATCTTCACTCGGACCCTGTGTTCCATCTAATACATCCACTCTGGCAAATGTTTTACCAGATGTAGCACCATACCAATGATCATATTCGCCGTTCCAAGTAACCCTTAATTTATTATCTCGAATGGTGCTTTTGCTGAAATAAAATATCCAGTAACCATAACCCATTGACGTACTCCCAGAGGATGCTTTTATCTTTGATGCCGTTGGTTTTGTAAATGAAAATACTGGATTATAAGTTGTATTTCTTCTCGCTTCTCTGTATTGAGCACCAGTTATGGTTGCACTAGTCTTGTATTCATAAACACCATTAACTTTTAATGTAAAGGAATCCAACGCTGCTGGAGTACCAGCATTAATAGTTCTCTTTATCCATACATAATATATATAACCGGGTTCTAGATCGTCTAGCTCTAATCCCGTGGAACTATCAATACATGAATCATAAAAAGTTAATGAAAGGGGTGCTGTGGATTCATCATCAATGGTTTGTGTGCTACCAGACGGTTGTGAAGACGGTGCATCAATAGCTATTTCTATATTACTTTCTTCTGAAGATGTATTAGAGTCTAACCAAACCTTTGCGCTAGTCAACGAATCCACAGAATGTGTGTTTTTAATGCACACACATCTATATTCGACATCACCAGATTCGGCTTCAGAGGAACTTACGTGGTCAAAAATATTTCTCATATTTCCGCTGTCTATCTCTGAACCCCTAAATCCACCAAGAGATTTGTTTGGTTGCGTCTGAGTATCACCATCAGAGTTCGCACCCGTTAGATAAAACTTAATATCGCTTGCTTGCATCAATAACCACCCCATCTTTTCATTGGGTTATATTCTCTTGACCAATCTTCTGAATCAAGTGATGCCTCATCATCATTGACAGAACAAATCCCATCATCTGGATTGCCACCTTCAAAAACATCTTGATATTTATTTCCATAAATCATATGTCTCTCGTCACGTATATCGCTGTTTGTGATTGTTGACGCACCAGCGGATACTGTTATTTCGCCCAATATCATTCTCTTATTTCCTCCAATATTCGGTGGAATTGGTGTAGATGCTGCCGTTCCTGTTGAAATAGACAAAGAACCAGACGGAGTTAAATAAATTAAATCTTTTCTGTCATTAGAAGCATCAGAATCATTGAGTTCTAACGTTTCATCTCCTGCTTCAATGTAAACATCTTCAAACAATGCTCTTCCAGATGACACATCAACAGACATTTTATCTAATGTGTTTTCTTCATTATATATTAATTCGATTTCATCTGATGACAACGCACGATCATATATCCTTATTTCATCTATTTTGCCTTCAAAATCAGTAGTAGCTTGAGCAATTCTTAACCAAGACTGACCGGAAACGCTTCCACCAATAGAACCAGAATTAGAAGATAGACTGTTATCAATATAAATTTTTGTGTTTGTTCCATCCCACACACCAACAACATGTTGCCATGTATCAACAGAAATAACAGCATTTGCTGTTTCATTTCTTGTACCAGAATCATTTTGAATTCCGAAAACTATTCTTGACATACCAGAACTTATATAAAAAACATAACTTCCGTTTGTCCATATGCCATCATCAATAACATGTCTAAGATTGCCATCAGCAGCAGCAGTTGGATAAATCCAAAAACTTATAGAAAATTCAGAATTGGCACTAGATGCATTGATAGGATCAGAACTAGTTTCTACATATTGATTAACACCATCAAACTCAAGACAGTTACCAATTTTTCCAGTTTCCCAAGTTGGTGAATTTTTTAATGTTCCATGATAATTATTGCCACTATAATCGTGTAATACATTACCATCATCTTCAAATCTATAATATGCTATAAGACCGTTTTGTATTATTGTATGAAATATCCCATCCGATTCGGTGACTTCAAGACCTTTAATTACGCCAATTTGATTTAGACCATTAATCATCCCCATAAAATCTTTGGTATATACCACATCCCCAGACGTATAATGATCAGACAATTAAATCACAACTCATTCCAGCTTGACCCATCATATCCATAGAACTTTGATCCTGAAGTATCAAAATAAATTTGACCAGCAACAGGACTCGAAGGTGCTGATGATAGGTTCTCCAATACTAATTCTTTAACCTCCGACTGATTTGTATCTATGTCTCCTGTCATATCTACATAATTAAAATTGCCTCTGTTTGCCTGAATGGAATCCATCTGGTTTATACCATCAATTCTGCTGTGTGGAACATCCGATATCAGTTTGGTAGTGAATGTAATAGCTGATGGGGTTGAAGGACTACCAATAACAGGAACAGGATCAACAGGATAAATTTCAATCTTATCAATTGCCTTGTCATCTCCCGTGTTTTCACACTTAACCTGTATTGTCTGACTACCTTGAAGAGCATAGAAAAATCCTTCTGCATCTGACCATCTTATTGTCGAATCAGACGAATCTTCATCGTGCAGATGATTATTGCTCAAACTGGTGTATGCCTCAGATATAGATACATTCTTCAACGAATATTGATACTTATCATCGGTATTATCGTCTGATTCCCTTACCTTCAACGATGATAAATACCATCCTTTTCTTGGGAAATCAAGATACCACTTGACTTCACCGCCATTTCTGGGGCAGGAGATTGAATCTGACGAATCATCCCCATACCCACTTTCTGTGCTCCAAGTCCCTGTAACGGCATGATATCCCGTTTCGGCCTCTCTGCTGATTATATCATCAATATATCTCTTTCTGGCGTTTCTGTAGAAATCTACTGTCTCAGATGACGAATCAGTACCAACTGGGAGTATTGCAACCATCTTAGAACCGAAGCTCCAATCATTTGTAACATCATCTGTATCTAGAAATCCTTCATAATTAAGTGGAGATGTATAACCATAACTGAAATCATTGTCTGATATTGCTTGTCTGGCTATATCATATGGGAAATCTCCTGTATAGCTTGTGTTCTCATATTTTGGAACCAAATATATACTATCTAATTTCATCTCATAATCTGAGCTTGATGCATTTTTTGTTGACATCAAAAAGTCAATATTGTGTCTTCCCTGAGTCATTGATACATTTTCTACAGCCTTATATCCCCAAGTTCCAGAAACAGAATACCAATCAATTGTGCCCGTTGAAACACCATCAAGCTCAACATCAGATATTCCCATAGATGAATCTTCATACCCATGTGTCCATATATCATAATAACCATCACATGGAACATAGAAATCATATCTTATTTCATCATTTTGTCTTGATGAACCGCCTTCAGTATCATCATTAGTTATATAATGTGTTCCCGAACACTTTGATTCTGATACGCTTATCCACGTACCCGATACATGTGTAGATCCAAAATCAATTCCAGTAGATACTTCTCCTTCTTTTTTCAAATGGTTTGTATGTTTAAATGGAATTGTAAATGGATAAAAGTTTATATCAACATCACCAGATGAAACCGTATGACCCGCATCATACATTATAATACCATTCCATTCATTAGTGCCATAATAAACTCTAGCACCATAATTAATTGCGCTTGGTTTTTTATTTGATGCAATACCAACAATATATGGTGATGTTTCTGTATTTCCATATAGTATTTGGTAATTTTTATTTAGGTTTGTTCCGGTTCCAGCGAGTGCATCCGATTCTATTGCCGAATCACCAAATTTTTCAAAAGATGATATATCTCTATAAGCCAACGAAGAATCCATATTTGATTCTGTTTGAGTAACATAACAATATACCTTAGTTAATTGAGTATCCCCAGAAGCCAATTCTATAACCTCTGTTGTTATCTTTGAATGCCTTTGTCCTTTTTTAACAGATAAGTGAACATCAAACACTCTATCAGAACCGCTATATCTCAGTTTTATATTGCATTCGTTTGGTGACAATTTTTCAAATGTTATTGTGGGAGAAATATTAGATAGATCCCATTGGACACCATCAATGTATGGCCTTACTTTAATAATACCCAAGCGTTTATATTCACATTCATCATCATTATCATAATCTCTATCATCGACCACAAATAATGACAATTCGCCCTGACTACTAGCTTCTTGGTGTCTAGTTCGTAGTCTAAAAAGACCATTTTGTAATACTATTTCATTGGCAGTTTCATCAAAATCATAATCTGGATCTACAATCCTTGTCCAATCCGATTCTGTAGATGTATTGTTGTCATCAAACAACTGAACATCGCCACCAGTTTCAACCTCAGATAACCAAGGCATCTTGTATATTTGATGTTTGACAATTATTCTTTCGTCTGTAATATCAGAACTTGACAATGAACTAGAACCAGCAGAAACAGTTACATAAGCAAGAACAACTTTTGTTGCCGAAAATGATGCTGGAACTGGATTAGTCAATGGTGTGCCTTCAATAGCAGAAGCATCACCATCCTCATCCAAAACTATCAAATCAATCCTATCAAGAGATGCATCTGCATCTGAAAGTGTGACAGTCTGTGATGTGTCTCTAGAAACCTTCTTTCCATTAACGTAAGCATTTCCGCTGGCTATAGAAACTGTTAATCCTGAAGAAGTGCTAACAGCGAATCCATCTATGACCCCGTTTTGCTGTAAAGCATCTATTATCTGGTTTATATCGTCTGTATACACCGTATCTCCATCAACTACTTCTTTTGTCATTTTTATACACTCTCCAGAGTTACACTCAATATTAATCTAATTTCAACACTACTTGTTTTTGTGTACGCAACTGGCAATACTTCTCTAAGGTGCATATTACCACCAGATGATGCATCGTGCAGCCCAAATTCCCTTATAGTTGTATTACCTTCTGAAGTATCAAGCGTGCAATAAATTACTATTTTGTTATCAATGGTATCATCAATTCTTTCAATCACTTTTCTTACATATTCCGTGTCCAACTCTGTGTCATCTTCGGTTTCGCCAGTAGTGCCAGTACCAAAAGAAATGTGTGTTGGTTCGGAACCTATCGTTGTGCTTGAATCAACAATTGCATCCCTTACTTTATTAAGTAACCATTTTGTCATCATTTTGACCTCACCTCTGTCCAAGCCTCTTTATTATATGTAGCAGTATCTAATTTTCCTTTTGTGCTATGACCAACTTCGAATGTGTAATCGTTATCTCGTGATTCAATTGACCAATCAACATCAAAATTTATTCTGGTAAAAAATACTCTGAGCTTCGATGTAAATTCATCTATAAATTGACTTCTCTCAAAATCCTCTTGATCTTTTATTTTGTTTGCAAGTCTGCTTCCTAGTCTAGCCATTTTTATCTCTCCAATAGATTTAATGTTGTATACCATCCCGAAGGATCTATTTCATGTGTAATCCCTTCTATTCTAAAATCGCCCAAAGCCAATCTATTAGCACCGCCACTACCAAGACTCCTGCGATGAACACCAAGATTGTCAGATTGAAATCTTATCATCTGACCGACTTTATAATCGTGCGTTCCCAACATAGTAAGATCAATACTCCACTTTGGTATATTATTCTCGCCTATTGCTTTTAAAATTTCCTTCCCCGTCCCTCTGCCTTTCTCTTCTACCCTGTCTCTACATAGTTCAACATAACCGCTGTAGTTTGATACTTCGGTTCCATCAACATCTTCGGGGTATTCATCTGGTTCACCATTCTCATTTATCCATTCTTCAGCCAATTCTGGTCTACTTTTAACAATGGTCTTGACACCATATGTGTATGCCGTAGACTCAGAAAGAACATCAATTATAATTGGAACCCCAGATGGATCTTTACCGCAATTTAATGTAACAAGGTTTGGTATATCGTAATATGATTTCTCTGGTTTAACCGATATTACATCATCTCTTTTGTTTATGTCAAAAGACTTCTCCAATGTAAACCCATACAAATCATGCGCCATGTTGTTTAATGCTGTTTCTGTATTCCAAGAACCATCATAATATTTCATATTGGAATTGCCTGTTGACGTTCCCTGAACAGTTGCAGAACCGCTTTCTAAATGAAGAACAATCCACATAGTATAACCGGGGTCAATCAGATATGTTGTTGAAAAACTTAATTCTAAATCGCCCGAATGAATATCTTGTGATGCTGTGCTTATCAATTCATCGCCCGGTTCATCACCAGAATCTGCATTCAAGCTAATATATCCAGTTAAATCAGTACCAAACGATGTTAAACTAACAGCAGTTGCCTCAAAAGTTGTGTCTCCTGTAAAACTCAATTTCTGAGCAACCTGTGTTACAGAAGAAGAATCATATGTTGTGTATTCATTATCAAGAGTTTCATATGCGAATTTGTCTTTTTCTCTTGGACCCCATATAAGACTAACTCTTCTTTTTGCATTATCAACAGACAATTTCCAATCATACGGGCCGTCTTGTGTATATACATCTGACGACAATTCATCCAATATATCAGACATTGATTTGTTTGAACAAGAATATGAAATATAAGGAAATGCTGTTTCCCTATCTCTCTTTGTTGTAGCAACCCCATTATCTTTTATTTCTGTTGCTGCTTCCGTTTCTTGTGTAAAATAACTTCTAAGGATATGTCTGATTATTAATGATGCCGTAGGATAATCGGTTGTCTCGCCAACTGTGTATTCAAGTCCCTTATCGTAATTTTCGGTTATTCTTGTGTTCATCAATATATTTGTTAAATCTCTCCCACGTATGCGCCATTCATAACCACTTGTTGTTTTTACAGGTTCAATTGACTCAACTTGATAAAGATTAATCATGTTCTTATATTTATTAATAGATGAATCAGAAACATATACGGCTATACTTGACTCGTCAAGCCATTGCGGAAAACTGTTTTTATTAACACCAGTAAATTGAATTTCAGTATCGCCAGCAACCGATCCTCTTCCAAGAGTTGCTGATATTCTTGATATTCCACCTTTCAATGTAGAGGAATGATTTCGTGTATCATTATCAGAATCATTTGAATTCCAAGGAATCTCATCTTGTGAATATGTTGCTGAATCTCTTACCCGTTGTGGAATTGCATCAATCTGAACATTAATTGCTCCCATAATAATCACACCTTGCTATCTACCACCAATGTCATTGTATAATCCATTATTCCACCAATTGATTTTGCCTTGTCAGTTGGACTATCCCAACCACCACTAGGTTTGGGAATTAAAGATTGAGAAGATTTGCTTACCTCTATTCCGGTTATGTGAACATAAACACCATTGCCCGGAAACATATGCGGTTCGATTAAAATTTTTCTTTTCTTCTCTTGAATAAATCTTCTTAGAAGATCAAAATTTATAATTGTAGAATCATCCTGCGCTGCCTTTTCGTCCAATGTTCCACTTATTTCTATAGTTGGGTTTTTGTGACCCATGTATTGTGTTGATATATATGCATCATCATAGTTATTAACTTCTATATCTGCATTAAGGGATGCTCCAACACCAATGGAACCTTCCTGTGAATATGATATACCATTTGCCTGTAAATCAACAAATGTGCTGGAAGATCCATTTGTAAATGTTCCATCCTTAACTTTCATCCTTATATTACCAACTGTCATTAGAATACACCCAATCTCTTTTCAATATCTCTTGCTATTTCTCTACCAAGTTCCTCACTAACTCTTTTTATATCCATCTGAGATGATATGTTAGAACTAAGATTAACATAAACATTTATGTTATTCCCACCAGCACCAGCACTAACATTCTTCTTTGGAACAACATATTCTCCCATGTGAAGCATGTACAATCCTGTCTGGTTTATTGGTCCACCCATCTGCTTTCGTCCTTCTATACCCGGTATCAAAGCAGCAGTTGTTGTAGTTATTGCATTCCATAATGCACCACCAGCACCTTTGAGCAAATTAACTGTAATATCAATTACCTTTGTTATTCCACCATATGCCCATTCAAGAACATTCCATAGCCAATTTCCAATTCCTTTAGCAATATTGATCAACATTCCAAAAGTTCTCCATACGCCACGATACATCCAAAGCATTACATCCCATAACCATGACCACGGACCTTCATCCAAATTGATAAACATCCCCAAAAATCTCCATATGCCCCTATACATCCAAGACAATAGATCCCACAGCCAACTCCAAACACCATTATCGAGATTAATAAACATTCCGAAGAATCTCCATACGCCATTGTACATCCATTTTACTATATCCCACAGCCACGACCACGAACCTTCGCCAAAGTTAATAATCATTCCAAATGATCTCCAGATACCATTATACATCCACTTAACAATATCCCATAACCAACCCCACGCTCCTTCAGCAAGATTTATTAACATTCCAAAAGTTCTCCATATTCCATCATATGCCCACTTCATTATATCCCATAGCCATCCCCATGCTTTCTCAGCCAAATTAATTAATATACCAAACGCTCTCCAAGCACCATCATATGCCCACTTCATTATATCCCATAGCCAATTCCAAGCCTTTTTAGCAAGTTCAATTGCCATTGGAATAACATCATCAACAAGCCCTCTCCATAGTGCAAATGCAAATCCAGCAATTGTATCCAAAACAGCGGAAATATTAAGTTTCATTGCCTCAAAACCGCTTGTAGCAGCTTCCCACAACCAACTAAGAAAACCGCCTTCTTCTGGTTCTTCTGCTTCCAGATCCAATTTTTCTTTGCCCATAACCAAAGATCTAAGAAGGCCAAAGAAATCAAGCAGAGGAATGATTGTATCCATTATAGTTTTGCCTATATTTCCAGCAGCACCCCTAATGAAATTTTCACCACGGTTTAATCCTTCTGAAATCATATAAGCATAATTCTTTCCCCACATATCCATATCTGACAATGGACCCTTCTTGGGAGGTGAACCCGGTTTCAGATAATCAGCAATATAATCAGCAGCTTCAGTAGCACCCTCAACCGCAATAGGAATTCTAATTTCTCTTTCTTTTGATATAAGCCCAAGCATTTGACCCAATTTCTCAATCAAGAAAACAGCAAATTCGAGAGGCCAGAGAGCCAATCTTATTGTTTGTGCAACAGAAAACCAAAACATACTAAACTTCTTTGTTCCATCTAACACATCTTCAATCCATTTCCTTGTAGTCATCAATACGCCTATCAATGCAATTATTAATGCTATCGGACCCAATAAAGAAGCCCACAAACCTTTGACAGCAGCAGATAGTGCTGTAACAGCAGCAGTTAAACCTCCAGAAACTGATGTTGCGATTGATGATTGGGTAATGTAAGCCTTAAGTGAAACAACAGAGGAACCAATGGATACTGCCAATTTTTTAAATGCGGTAGATACAGCACCAATGACAGTTGTTAAAATACCACCAGAAATAATTGAGCCTTTGGTAGATTTATTAAATGCTTTTAGAGATATTGTTGATACATTAACAGATGTTATTTTTGCCCAAAAAGCTTTCACAGCACCAAGAATTGCAACCTTCAAGGCCTTTGTCTTTGCGATAATACCATGTAACATCATAGTGTGCAAACTTTCTGCTGCCATAACATCTGTTTTAGTTGCCAAATATGACTTCATTGCTATTACTAATGAAAAATATGCAAGCATGGCTTGACCAACTGTTTGAAGAACTGTGCCCATGCCAGCAGCAAACAACCTAACTGTTCCAACAAATTTTAGAAGCTGTGGATGTTTAGATAGCCATTCTGTTATTTGCTCATTTAAATTATGAACCCATTTTGTTGCTTCATATGCTTCAGCTTTCATTCTTTTTTGTGTCTCTTCAATTCTCTTAATTTGACTAGCTAACTCAGACGCTTCTCCCCTAACTTCAATATATGACTTCTTTGCATCCTGAAGCCACTTTCTCTGACTCTTAGCCAAAGCCATACCAGCGAACATAATACCAAGAAACTCAAATCTAAATCGTCCTGTCAAACTGGTCGTTGTTTGCAATCTTGTGTTATATTTCTTCAAAGAATCATTTATTATCTGTTGTGAATTTTTTACATTTTTAAATCTGTCTCCAAGTTTTGCTGTGACATCATCGACAGTCATTGTTCTTCCAACCCACTCTTTTCCCAAGCCAAGAGTTTCTTGCATTTCTTTATTTACTCCAACCATTCTACTCGTAGCTCGTGTGGTTTGATCACCAATACCAGCCATATTGGTATGAGTTCCAATAATATTTTCTTTTACTGTTTCTACCGCAGAATTTAAATTTTGTGCGCCTCTCGCACCCTGTCTTATAACCCTGTCTGTTTTAATCATTCCCTTATTTACACCAGTAAAACTATCATGTATGCCTTTTACTTGCTTATTCATTTTTGGCATACCTTTACCAACCATCTGGGCAACGATATTAACATTTAGGGTAGCTTGTGCCATTTTACTTGTTCATCCTCTTTTGCTTTTTTCTCTCACGCTCTTGTTCTTTAATAGCCTTTCTCATAAATTCAAACATCCTTACATAAACGGGTATTGGTAAATTTATAAAGTCTCTGTAGCTCATCTCCCAATATTTCATAAACGCCATGTGTGTGTCTGCTATCTTTTGTGCCTTTTTCTTATTTCTAAGACTTTTTGGTAACTTCATTAATTTTTCCAGTTCTATCCTTTCTCTGGCGTTGAGCTTTCTTCCTCTGTTTTTTCTAAAGGGATATTCTTGGACATCTTTTCAATGTTCTCAGGAGTAGCAAGACCATTTACTTCTATAACAAACGTCATAAGATCCACCATATATTGCATACTTACCTTGGATAGCGGGTCTTTGACATCTGGATATGAATCCTGTAATGTCTTTTCTACAACCTGTTTCATTCCCTTTGCCTTCTCCATGTCATCCTCAGACCCCGCCAAAAACGCAAGGTCAAAATCCTTCATGGTCAAAGGAGACAGAGTTATGTCAACTCCACCGATATTTTTTGTTTTCGGCTTACCAGACAATGCATCTAAATCACTCATTCTTCATTCCTCCAAATCTCTTTATGCTCTTCTTTTCCTCTTCACTTTGAGGCTCATGCGCCTCTCTTTCCAAACTCTTTATTCTGCTTTCGTGATTAGAAAAAATATCTATCACGGCAGACCTATCTAGCAGTAACCTGAGAGCAACTGAATATTTTCCCCATGCCATTGCTTTCGCAAAAGCTTTAAACTCTTCAATAGTAGATATGGGAACATTATATATCGTAACATTCCTCACAGGTTCCTCTTTTATTTTTTCTTCTTTTGCCATTTTATCACATCACAAATTGGGGATGAGACAAATTAATGCCTCACCCCCGTACACATCATCACTAGAACAATGTGCTACCACCAGACTTATCAGCCACATACTTGTATTGATAGTTCTTTGCAAGACAATTAAAGTTAATAGTCTCTTCAAGATATCCTTCTGCATCAACACTAAGTTCTGTGCTAATACCATACGCACTTTCAAATTTGATTTCTATCTGAGAAGTGCCATCATCAAATCTGTAATATATATCTCTTGCTGTTCTGTCTCTAGCACCCTTGACAGTCTTGATGTCTCCACCACCGGAAGTATCACCGTTGACCATTGCTTGGAAACTGTGGTCTCTTGCAATGGCTGTGAGAGAAGTTTCATACTGCTCCTGTGGGTTTTCTCTGGTTATAGAGTTTTGCTGATTGGATGTTTGACCCAATAACAATATTTGTTCGGTTCCTCTTTCACCACCTGAGACAGATATCTCAGTTAGATAATCAGAATATTGTGTGCTTGAAGACGGCGAACTTCCTGTAGTACATACATAAATTTCACCATCTTCTGCATAGAAAATTTCTGCTGCCATTTTATATCATCCTCATCATATTCACCATTACTTTATAGTTAACTTACCTAATAGATATTAGGCACACCTCCAGCAGCCATGCTTGTAGGCATAGCCCTTGCTCTTCTTCTTGCCCATCCAAGTTTCGCAACTTCTGAATGTCTTCGGTGCTCACCGTACCATCCAGAACCTCTTGTTAATGACTTTTCTACACTCTGGGCCAAATACATACCGCCATGTCTCGCAATTGCTTCGTGAGCGGTATTTGAAAACCAATGTTGTGGTGTTCTCAATGAAGAACCGCCATGTCCATATACCATTAGATATCTATTTCCAGACAATGGAACTCCATGCGCACTTGCCCAATTTCTAACTTCTGGATGTTTGTCTACATTCACCCAATGAGGTCTAGGCCATATCTCTGTAAATACTGCATGTGGAGACCTAGCTTCGACAACAATATTTGCATTGTTACTCTGTGATCTCACTAACCTACCACCTATTGATGGTTTCACAGGATTACCAGAAGATGCGCTAGTATCAACTGGAGCAGCCTTTTTGAGCGAATTAACAATATCTTCTGTTACTTCCGAAAGGTATTCGTTGACACCTTCTTTTATCGCAAGTTTAGCGTTATTCTCTATGTTAGCCATAAGTGATTTAAGATTGGGTTTGATTGTATATTTAATCGGCAAAATCAAACACCACCGTTAAAACTCTAAAATGAATTCTGTGACCATCATGTTCAACCGTCTGAACTCTTCCAGAACTAATTCCCATATTATATAGTCCGTTGCTTCTGAATGTTGTTCTAGCGTCTTTAAGAGCCTGAACTATATCAGAACCTATGCTATCAATTCTTGATGCTCTGGTATCATATATAGAAAAATTAACAGACAGCATATGATTCCACATAGACCTATTTATGTTCGCCGTGGTCATGCTATCAATAATAGGATTCTCAATTACAAGAATAGGATAACCCGGAAAAGTACCACCACTAGAATCTGGGAAAGATGAAAATATCCACTTGGAACCTCTAGAAGCGGGATCACTAATCGCACTATTAGTTTCGTCATACATCAATTCGAATACGTCTTCAAACACGGTGCTTGCTGTTACCATATATCTTCACTATCCCATTCAGGTAAGATATTACCAGCGTGGTAATACCCTTTATAGCTTCATCTATTAATATAGACGAACGAATATAAAAAACTTTCCTTTATTGTGACAGATCTCTATAGGCATTTACCCTCTGGCACGTATATTTATTCAAAAACTGATACTTTAAAACCTCATCAACAATATAATATGTTGACTGATAAGTTATTCTGTCACCAGAAGATATTGATTCATCATTTTCCATGTAGAAATAAAGTCGTCCAGTTTTAACTCCACCTTCTGTTTCCCAAGTAAGAGAGTCTTCCCGTGGACTATCAACTATAGCCTTTGCGGTTGTAGCAGTAGCCCAAGTAAAACCATAATTGTCTCCATACTTGTTCATTGATGTACCAGAAGTAGATTGGTAAGAAATATCTGTGCCAAACCTGTTGATCATGGCACTCGATATGTTTTGTAGATCAGTCATGTTTACACCGTCAAGCTAACTCTGTCTGGATCATCTTCTTGTTCATCTGAAGAATATTTTCTCAGAAGCGGTATTTTCATAACCCTTGTAACGGGTTTGTCTAGAGACCTTCCAAGAAAATCTTGTGCCAAATCGGAAAGATGTTCAGCCTTTAACTCAAACGCTTCACGAACAGATATTGGTCCAGCGGACGCACTAAGAAATGTATTTGAAACTATATAACTCAAATATGCAGCTCTATACTTTGTAGCTCTCTCTCCCCAATCACCATCCTCATAATCGCCACCAGCATCGTCAACCCAAGCTTCGGCATCATCAATATTGGCACGAATCGTGTCATTGGAAAGCTCTTCAACACTTATATCATTCAGCAACGTTCTTACATCGTCAACAGTTACAACCATTTATTACACCTCATAATCGGTTAATATTGAATATTTTCCTTTCTTTCCTTGGTTGTAATACCAAGGTGCTTTGTTTTCAACAGTACCGTCAAAAACATCCTTCGCCAATTTCTGGTTTGGGGATAGAATTCTACCATCTGGCATAACTATGCTATCAAGATGTTCCATAACATAAACAAATTTGTTAAAGTATTTAATCGCTTTTGGTCTTTCTTGAAACACCTGTTGTTTTATCATCCTGTCACCGTTTCTCACTTTCAAGTAGTAAGTTCCGTAAAATTGTCTGATGAAAGGATCATCTACATAATCAAGGATGATTTTTACATCACCAATTTCCTCTGTCTTTATCCTCATGATATCACCATCAAATAAATAAAAAAAAAATAAAAAATTTAAATTTCAAATTTATACCAAGTTGACTTTAAGAGTGTACACCAGTTAGGTAATACAATGCATCTGTGAGCACAACTTTCGGCTGGAGCCATTGTCTGACAATGTACCGATCCTCACCCGTGGGTTCGTTTCGATACTTAGCAGCAGAAGTACCTCCCTGAGCAAGTAGGCATGCGGGTGCTTCCTTGTCAAGAACATAGCATCGGGTATCCGTCAGGTTAATATCAACAGTAATATTCATACCGAAAATACTGTCAACACCTCCCTTCTGAATAAGAGCCGTATGGGTTACTTCCTTCGCAATGTTGTCATTGTGAACAAGCGCAGCATAGACTTGTGGGTGCATGGCCAGATCCTTGGGATCATATCCCTTATCTAGAGCCAGCATTGTTGCAACAACAGTATCAAGAACATCTTCCACAGGATCATTTGAATCACTTGTCCAAACACCAGCAGTTGATGCAGTTGAAGTACCGTTACTGCCCCATTCGGTAGCTATCTGAGCGTTCTCGGCCCTTCCCAAATCACGGGAAACGTTATTGATCTCTGTGTTCAAAACATCAAATGAAGCTCTCTTTCGAGCCTCATCGGTCACAGAAACGTGACCAACATTCTTCCACAGAGCCAAATCCGTATAGCTGTACGTGTTTGATGCAATATCAGCCTCTTCTCCTTCACCAACCTTGGTGTCAACAGTTCCCTTGGTTGCAGTACGAACTCTTGCCTGCAACTTGGGTGTCTGCACAACACTACATAGATTGCGGAGATTATACTGATTCCTCTGAAGACCCAGTATCTCTTCAATAAAGACTCTTGGTTCAAGATCCTCTATATCATCCTGAAATACAATTCCTGCCATTTATATCACCTCAATAACCTATGAGGAACTTACCACACTCGGTAGCGTCAACATCCTCAAGGGCCGAACCAACAATGCCCTTAAGATCAGCAGTACCAAAAGTAGAAAGTGGTGTTACCTCTCCGCTATTAGATCCGGGCTTAACGAATTGCCCTTCCGTTGTGTCAGCCTGTGCTGTCAGCTTAACTACGCCTCTGCGTAGCATAGACACATCACTTGGAGAGGCAGCGGAAGCTACGTCTTCGAGAGCAACCATAAAAGGCCCATGAGCACCACTAAAAGAAGGTTCCCATCCATTTCCGTTAGGATTAACAAGAACCTCACCCTTTGTGATAGCTGTGCTTGCTTTTGGTGTTACTTTAATAGCCATAAAGTCAAACTCTTTCATAACTGATCCAGAGCCCGAAGCGATTGACATTTAAATCACTCACCTACATCCACGTAACGCACAGTACCATCAGAATCCTCTGAGAGTGCCATAATCTTGGTTGACGGCTTTGAATGCCCAAAATATCTTTCTCTAAGTTCACCAAGCTTCTCATCCTCAGACAGTTCATCTTCTGAAGTATTCTCAGACAGATTCTTTGCCTTCGGGTTTGCATCGGAGTTCTCGGTCTCCTTTTGCTTGGCTACAAGAGTCTCATATGTGGAAAACAGAGACTTGAGCGCATTTTCACCCATGCTTGTGAGTTCTGATACTCTCTCGCCCTTGTTGTCCTCATCAACATCCATAACCTTAGATTCAAGCTCAAATACCTTGGAAGCCAGTTCCTTGATACGGTTCTCTTCGATACTCTTGATGGTTTCAAGTGCTTCGCTGAGTTTCTTTTCCTTCTCGGTTAACTCGGAAGTTTTTTCCTCAAGCTGCTTCTTGACAGACTCCAACTCATCAGACTTATTATCTTCGGTCATATTATCACCTTCGACATCATCTGACATGCCCACAGAATGGGAAGAATCTTCTTCATCATCGTTCTTGGCCCATTTTGAATCTGGGAAGTGTTTCTTTGCAAGTGGTACTAAAACTTTCTCGGCCTTGTCTCGTAGTGATTCGGTGGACGACCCTTCACAAACTGCTTTTATCTGGTTCATTCTTGCAAGAGCGTTCTGTAGATGCTCTTCATCTATAGACCCATCTTTATCTTTATATGGTAGATGTCTAGCATCCTTACGTTCATCAGCACACGGTTCTACAACCGCAAAAGCGGAATCTGGTAAATCGTTGATATAGGCTGTGCTCCACTCTTCAAGTTCGTCCTCTGTATCGTTTTCCTGTTCATTGTCTTCCAAGTTATCTACTTCCCCTTCGTCACCAAGAACAACATATTTAACATCCTTTCCCTCAAGTATTATATACTCTTCTGTGGGATTGTCTGTCATGTGTATCACGGTTTTTCATTACTGGTTTATAGTTTGATGATATTATCAATTACCATCACAGATACCTATATGTCGGTTTGTATATAAAAAACTTTCCTTTATTTTGGCCTATTTTGAAAGTTTTAGTGGGTATTGTCTATGAAACATACCTTGCAAGCAGGGTTTTCAACGACAGAAGCCTCAATCATCTTGAGAATATGGGTAACTGTCTTTCTATCATCATTGGCTCTAAACAAGAGTTTTGGTGATAATCCAAGACATTGTTTATCTCTTATACCATTGCATATCTTCGGATCATCAATCCATCCCCTTATCACAATATTATGATCTTTGTTGATGGCATGTGTTACCTCTCCAATATCGGGTTCGCTATGACCATATCTAACTGGCAAACCAACAATGTCATTTGCATCAAAGTTATCAACAACATTTGGAGGATAGTAGTATCCGTTCCATGCACCATATGATAGAAGAGTTCCCTCAAATTCTATCCTGTCAGACTCTTGATTGTATGTCCACACGGTTGTATTCTTGGGACTGTCTTCAACCTCTCTAATATGCTTGTCAATATCTTCAGGCATATCAACTGGAATCGTATGATTCCCAAGGTCAACATCAATCAAATCTTTTTTGATAGCTTCAGCCAATTTGTTTCTCACGGATTTTCTTTCAGAGACATCCTCAACTATCCAGAATTTATATTCTTCTGGTATTTTGTTTTCTGTCTTTTCATCAAATCCAGAAACACCCTTCTCTGGAACTAGACCAAGTTCCATAGCTTTATCGGATAAGACACCAATACCGTCTGGAATCAAATTCATGTCCAGATCTTTTCTCATATCACGTATCTTATCCTGCAAAGAATTCAGATATACAACATCTTCCTCATAGTTGTCTATAAGGTCTGTCATCGTATCAACATAAGTTCTGAACCTTTCCTTTTCATCAGAATCCTTTACGAATGACGTTCCCTCTCTAGACAATGCACGAATGGTAGGAAGATGCTTCTTTTTTATACAACTATGGCAAACCTCATTGTCCTTGTCATCTCTGTACATCTGTATATGGTTCTCAACAAGGAGCATCTGGTCTTTAATAGAGCTGTAAGTATGTTGCAGATCTGTGTAGTCTTCGTTTGACTGTTCTGCCTTTCTCTGCATTGTTGTGCCACATTCAGGGCATTTCATTGAAGTACAGGGTTGATTGCGTGTGTGCTGAACTTCTTTACCGCATTTGGGACATTTGCATATCCCACCTGTACCAGCACCACTACCCGGTGGAACAAATTCTCTTGGATCAATGTCAGATGTATCTGCTGTGTCAATCCTTCCCGCAAGTTTTTCTTTGACATCCTTAATTGAAAGAGTTTCGAATTGAGCAAGCATTTCTATGATCTTGTTCTTGTGTTCCTTGCTCATATCAAGATTCTTTATTGCTTCTTCGTCAGACATCTTTACCCACTTGTCGCCCTCTTTCTTGAAACGCCTCTTAACAGCACCCCAAGCATACTTAAATGCTTTCTCATCATTCCATCCTTTATCTAGTGCCCTGTTAACAGCGTTCATAAATATCTTCTGGGCAGATTCGGGCAACGAATTTCTAATGCTTTCGGGCAAATCGCTTATCTTGTTATATGGCATTTTCCTCACTAGTATCCTTCACTACTTTGCTTATAGCTTCTCGCACCTTCGCTTCCTCATTTCTTGACGCTTCAGTTAAAGATGCTCTCAAAACATCTGGGGAATATCTAACTCCACCTTCATATTCCTCTTCAGCTTTCTTTATATATTCTGGCATCCTGTTCTTATCCAAACTCAACATATCATAAAGATATTCGGCATCAATTAACCCAAGCGAATAGAGTGTTATAGCTGGTCCGAACTGTCTATCCATCTCTAGAGAGTTTCTTGGATTCCAAACAAGTTCACATGTTATTGTACTGCCGTTGCTTCCAACAACATCATCCTTGACCATCTCAAGCAACTGCTGTTCAATTTCTCTTCCGACATACCTCTGTATTCCTTCAATCTGAGATTGGTACAAAGCAACAAGAGAATACTCCAGAGTTGCCCTGTTCATTGTTTTCTCTCTTGATAGCAACGCTTTTGGTATACCAAAGTTTCCCATAATCTCTTCATCAACTTTATCAATGGCTCTAACGATTCTCTCAACATCGGGCATGGCACTAAGAAACTGACCACTAACCGATGCATTAGTGACAATTGGTTTGCCCGGTTCCATCTGGTTCTTGAATTCTCTGAGGGCTTCTTCCTTTTTGTCTGGGTCTTTCTCCCTGCTTGTATCAAGCTGGAATATTCCTATCGGAGACCACAAACGTTTGCTTGCTTCCTTCAGGTCTTGATAAAGTCTTCTCTTAATCTCACATGGAGTGAGTATAGGTTCTATCCTTGATAATCCTTTCATCTTGTGATCCAGAGAAGTTTCAACGAAAAATAGCACCTCTTCGGGTTCGTATTCTATCTTCCTGCCACCGCCCATCTTGAAAGTAAACCCTTTCAGGATGTTGTTCTCGTCAAACTTGGGAATCAAGTTCTCGCCCGGAAACAGGGGTAATAGATGGACAATTTCATTGTCGCCATTTCTAACTATCTCGAAACCAAATCTTCCCCAAATCATTTTTCCAATTACACCAATAAAGATTGCATCTTCAAGGTGTACCCGTCTAGAAAGATCATTCAAGTATTTTGATATCTTTGTGTTATATCTCTTTGATCCACCAACGGCTGAAATCCTGAAGCCAGAGTGGATAGCAAAATAGCCAAGCAAATTTAATGACTGTCTGACTATTGAAGAACGTCTGTATTCTGCCCAATACTTATTCATTCCTTTATACTCTTCCTCACGTTTTGTGTAATATGATTCAGAGTCTCCCCAAGGCACTCTCACCATCTTTGGTTTAGCATCACGGGGAACTTGTGCGAGTTCTCTAATTTTTTCGGTGAAGGATGTCATAAAACCACATGCAGTTATTGTTAATATATATTTTATTATTTAAAAATATTTCCTTAATTTGCTACCATTTGTCCACAAACACCCACTTCGGAGGCTCAATATCGGCATCTTTTACGAAAAATGCCACGTTTGCCAAAGCATCTGCCATGTCTTTTGAACCATATTTGGGATGGTCAACCTTCCTTGCGGACATAAGTTCAAGGTGTCTGAGTTCATCCACAAGGTCTGGATTCTTGGGATATAGTATCTCATTCAGGTTCATCCTTTCCTTGAGATAGTCATACGTTTCTTTCTTCACGAATGATTGTTTAACTTCAACTCCACGAAACTCAAGGTCTTGGAAAAGTTCTGGATAGGATTTAATATCTGTGACAAACATGAGAATATTGAAACCTCTGTCGAGAAGAGACATCACAAATTCTCTTACTTTCTTTACATCAATCTCTTTCTCTTCGCCCAACCTTTGGAACTTGGTCACAAAATCCACAACTATGTTCTCGCCTTCAAGATGCCCCATAGCAAGACCAAAGGCATCACGCTTCAATGCAGGATCACCAGCAACCACATAGATATAATCCTTGGGTTTAAACCAATCGGCAAGAGTTGGATCTCCATCATTATCAAGCTCAATCGGGTTCTCTCTGTTTTCCTCACAATCCTTTATCGGCTTGACATCGGGAAAGAATGGTCTAACCCTTCCCATTGGCTGTGCTCCATAATCACGCATAAACTTATCATAATCCTTTTCCCTCTCTGCTATCATCATGTCTGAGTCAAACGCATATTCGGGCTTGACATTCAAATCGACAACATCCCATGTTGGTTTATGTATGACAAGCATCTTTAGATTTGGGTTCTTCTTCCCCTTCTCTACAAGGCTATAAAATTTATCGTTGGTTGATATTGGCGAAGAGATAGAAACAATCTTGCCATCAACACCAAACCTACCAGTTGCCTTGGTTACAATTGCATAAACCTCATCAGCAGCAGATTCGCCAGACGCAGTAAAATCAAGTTTCGCAAGCTCATCAAAAACAACGCACTTCGAGTTCTTTCCAGCGAGTGAACCAGAATGTGAATGTTCCGATTTCAGGAATACCCTCTTGTCAACGTGCTCAAATTCATTGTGCCTCTGCTTTATCTTTCCACGTTTTATCAAATCAAGAAAAAACGGAGAGTCAAGAATGAAGTTCTTGGCAGCACCAAATACAGTTGACTTTGCCTGTGCTTCAGACTTGGCACAGTTGACAATGTAGATTGGCGAAGCCTTAGACAAATTGTAATGCTCCTGCGGAGAGTCAAACATGATAAGTTGAAAAAACTCAAATAATGTTATGATAGCTGCGGTATATGTTTTGCCAGAACCCATCCCAACACAGGCCACAAGCTCACGATATTTAACATTGCCTTCTTCATCACGGCTGTAGAATTCCCTCAGAACATTTTTCCAGTATGGATATATGTCATGAACATTCAAAATGTTCTCGGCAAAATAAACTGGATCTGAAAACGCCCTGTTGAGTTCAATCGCCGTGGGTAAACTCAAAGACCCATCACCTGCCTCATCCTCTTCTCGATATATTTCTTCCTGCTGGTTTCAAACTCTTCACCATTCAAAAGTTTCTTTGCATTCTCCTTCGCAACACTATCCCCATACCTTGCATCAAATTTTGCCATGATATATTCAACGCCAGTAGGACCAAGCACATCCCTCATCGTCTCAAGCATGTTCCTGAAATTCTGAGAAACATCAACCTCTTCGGGAGGGTCTGGGTGATTGTATATCCATTCAAGAATTTGCTGCTTTCGATAGAACAGTTTCTCTCTTAGGTTTGGTGAGCTTGCCTGTTCCAATTCGTGTTCAACATTCTCAAGCATATCCAGCATTTTCTGCCTTGCGTCCTTTTCCGTCATCCTGCTGAGAATCTGTTCCGTATCCAAACTATCTGTGATATCTAGTGGCATAAATAAACTATAGTTCAACAGTATTTATAAATCTTTCCTAAATTGGTTTAACAATTGGGTAAAATGCCATGAAATGACACCAAGGAAACATTTATAAGTCCAAATCATCTTCGGTCAAAATCTTATACTCGGACCAATCCTCATACCAGTAGTCAAGGAAATCCTCAACTGTTTCTCCTTTGTGTTTTCTCAACCCAAATGTCCCGACTGTAATCCAATCATCTTCATCAACCTTAACAGCACAGAACGCATGACCAGATTTAATATCATCAATCATGTGGTAAACGACAACAACACAAGAATCATAATCATCCTTCAAGCACTCATATGCGAAAACCGCCCAATCCTCACAATCGCCCCAACCAGATTCAAATGTCTCTCTCGGCGGTTGCCAAGTATTGAATATATCAAGCCAGTTATACTTCAGGTTAGAATACATCCAAGCCTGAACCTTGAAGGGCGTGTCAAGGAATTCAATGGTTTCCTCATACGTCATATCCCACGGCACGAAGAATACCCGATAGAAGAACCACCAGATCTGGTACATTATCTTTTGATACGGCATGATAATTAGATTGGCGAGATAATATAAAAAACTTTCCTTTGTAAAATTTACAAGAAACTGAAAAAAGGATAAATTTGTGGAATAACCAATGTTTATTAATCCACTACCCCCACCCTTTTATTTATCATATTTTTTTTATATTTATCTTATTTTCATTGCGTATCGTTAATAGTTCGGTATCGAATAGTTCGGTATCTACCTACATAAAGCGGAGTAGTAGGATTTCCCCTTCAGGCATGAGGTAGACCCACGCTCTATGGTTATGTCCTTTATAAGTATCTTGTAAATCTTACAATATTTTGGGGTCATAAAGCGTAGCAAAAACAAAACCATTATAAGAATACTACCACTACGCCTTATCACAAGAGTCAACTGGTAGGACGGTGAGTCATACGCCCCCTGACTATGGGTCTGTTAGCAGCAGCCATAGAGCAGGATAAACCCTGAGGCTACGATCTCGACTCTAGTTTAAACTAGAGGATGAAAGGTCTTTTAGATCGGGCCTAGTGTAAGGTCTGCCTACCATTTATAAGGGTACTCTAGAATCTACTCTCTAGGCAACTGGAGAGCTATACCCCTTTCTATTTTTTAAAAGGGTTATAGCATGAGCTATAGTCCTAACTATTTAGAAGGAGGTGAAAAGCTATGCCTTTTAAGGTAGATGACCTACAGGAATCAGATGAGTTTAGAGTGTCTAAAAGGGGCGGTGGAAATAAGACTTCAACCGCAACGACTCTCTACACTTATTTGATGGAGAATAGGGACGAATATAAGGCCTATACTGTAAGCGAATTAGTGCCTATATTAGAGAATATGGGGATTAATTTGAAGAAGGGTGAAACCTCAATCGTAAATGCAGTAAAGACTTTCAACGGTAGCAAGTTCCAGAATAAGCACTCTATTGAAGGAAGTCCTAAGATTGCATTTGGTTTTGTAAGTGGAACCCAAATTGTAGGCCTAAAGAGTGAACTGGTGGCTCTAGAGTAAAGTGTCACCAGTTTTTAATTTTTTCTAAAGGATAGTGTAAACTAGGCTGAAGGTGGTGATTTAATGCCATTCAAGAAGGATGAACTAGAGGGAAATATTGAGGTCGAAAAAGACTACTACAATTCGGGGAGGATATTTGAAGGATCTATATCAATCAAGTGCCCAATATGCGGAAATAGATTGATTAAATCTAAAGGAAGATATCTTCTATGTATTTGCGGTAGAGTGTATATGAAGGCAAATAGAGGATTTAAAGAGCTTAGGAAGGATGAGGATAGATTTATGTTTGATTACATAAATCAGTTGAGGGAATAGAATGCAAACCCTAGAAGAAATGAGTTTTGATGAGAGTGGAAACTCTCTTAGAGAATGGCATACAATATGTTTTGCTTTTTTAACTGGAATATGGTTATACGTTATTTTGTATATTTTGATTCATCTATGTGGTTAAAATGTTCTGGATAATACGATTTATAAAGCTAATTGTAGAAAATAAACGCTCCCCATATTGGAGAAGGTGGTGAAAACAAATGAAGAAGGAAAAGAATAATTTAAAGGACAGAAGTGACGAAACCCAAAGAGAGGAAGAATTATTTGAAGGAATGTGGAGAGAGGAAAGATACGATCCGCAATTTGAAGAAGAAATGATAGAACGCAATGGAGGGTGGTGAAAAATTTGAGCCAAAGAGTTAGAGAAAATATATACATGCTTGAAGATGAAGGATGGAAAGTTGGTGATCGTATATGTTTTGATCACGGCACGAAAGTATTAGAGGGAATTATAATAAGTGCTGGTCCAAAATATTCTTATGCTAGAACCGATTTGATAGATATAAAACACTATCTCGATTAAACAATATTGAGGGAGGTGAAATAAAATGGTAAGCAAAAGAGCAATTAAAGAGAGAAAGGAAAAGAATCTTGGATATGCCATAGATAGTCTAGAAACCGCAATTGACAGAATAAAGTGGTATCTAGACGACCCTGAAATGGAATGGTATTTGAGTTCTGCAAAGCAATGGGCAAATGATGGGAAATGGTGGATGAACAGTATAGAGCATTTGGGTGATTGAATGGTTTTCTCGAAAGAAAAGCTGGTCTTTCTAAGAGATTCTCTTGAAGAATATCTAGAGAATTTTGGAGAAGCAGCAGGAGTATGCTTTGAAATAGAAAGCATAAACTTTGACTCAAATAAGGCAAATATAAAATTGTCTATGTTTGATGCAAAGGACAAAGAAGAAGCAAAGCGAAAGGAATTTGAAAAGTATGCTTTCGAATATGGTTTGAGTTCAGATGATTTCGAAAGAGAAATATATCTGAATGGAAAGAAAGCAAAAATAATTGGAATAAATACTAGAGCGTCAAAGTATCCGATTGAAGTTTTGATCGGTGGAAATGTATTCAGAACAACTGAATGGGCAGTTAGGAGGGCGATTAACCTATAATATATTATTATATAGTATATATTATATAATAACAATAAGGAAGTAGCAATAATAAAGGAAAAATAATATAAGTATAATAATATAGATTATACTACTATGATTAAATATACGTTATTTTTCTTTTATTTATTTTTATCCTGTTGTTATTCTGTTATTGTTAATATATATTAAAAGGTATAAGGCAAACTAATTATTGGTTTTAAATAATAACAAAATAAGATAAAATGGAATGAAATTGATGTTAGAAGTGTGGTATTATATAAAAGAAAAAGGAGGTGATTTTATTGAAAACAAAGCTTGAAGGATATGGAAATACGAGCATGGTAATTGAAGATATGAATACAGACGACAATGTTAAGATATCTATAAACGGATATCAACTGAAGAAGAAGATATATACAGTTGTTGACAGAAAGGAACTAAAGAGAGCCATAAAAGGATTCTAGAAAACAGGGATATGTATTTGTCCAGTTGAATGCAAAAGGAGGTGAAAACAGAAATGTATTGGAAAACAACCAAAGAGGGAAATCCAAACTGTAGGCACAAATTTAAGAGAGGTATATCTGGAACGACTCTTATATGCCAAAAGTGTGGATGTAAGAAATCCTTATTTGAAACACGATCCGAGAGGAATGATTGTGTAATAATAAGTAGGGATTAATATCCTATTGGTTAAAGAGTTTAAGGATAAGTCCTATAGTCTAAAAATCTGTGGTAGGCTATAGGCTCCTTAAATCGGCCACGAATAGGATATTAAAAAAGAAGGTGATATGATGAGTTTGAGTGAAGAAAAGCAAAGAGAAATAGTTGAAAAGTTGTTTGGATTGAGGAAAGATATTTATGCAAATAAGGTTGCTTCAATTCAAATAATGATGGAAGAAAATATGACAAAAAAGGCATTTGAAATGGTTCAAATGGTTTATAGGTTTTGTGTATCGTTAGAGCAAATATATTTCCCTGACGATATAATAAAATTTGATGAAGCCTATATCGAAAAGGTTGCGGAAAAGAATGACAACCAGACAGAACAAATGGATTAAGCGAAAGATAAAGAAAGTTAAAATGGGGAATTGTGAAGGTTGCGGTTTATTCTGTAAGAGAGAATTTGCACATAAAGAACCAACAGGTTTAAGCGGAAATGGTAGAGGAAGAAAAGAGAGATATTACGATTGGAAAAACAATAAAGATAAATATCATTTGCTCTGTAAAATGTGCCATGAAATGTATGACTATGGAGCATTAACGGATAAAGAAATTGAAAGAGGTGAAAACAAATGAGCGAAAAAATAAAGAGAGCATATGTTCCTTTAACACTTGATAGTGTTGCATATGTTCATTGTCCATATTGTGGATGCGAAAGATTAGTTGAGCCTGACGCAAATTATACAGTAAATTGTGAAGATTGCGGAAAGGCTTATCAGATAGTAAGTCAAATATAGTGGAGGTGAAATAAATGAATGCAAAGGAAATGTCTTTGAAAGGAATCCCCGAAAAGATGAGAGATGATTCCTATTACACGGATATATGTGATGGGGAATATCTTGAAGTATGGGAATGCACAAATCCATTTTGTGGGCATATATGGGAAGAAGATAATTCTTTTAGACCAGAAGTATGTCCAGAATGTGGAAGTAGTCTAATTGTAAAGTTAGACGAAAATGAAGACGAAGTAATAGCGTATGGATTGATAGGTGATTGAATTGGAAAGAGAATGGAGATATTGCGAAATATGTGGAATGTATAGAACGTGCAATGAAAACGGTCTTTGTTGGGAGTGTGATGAAATAAATAGAGAAGAAAGAATAAGAGAATCAATAGAAGATATAAAGAAAAAGATTGAAGAGTTAGAATCATATATGCCTTGAAATGTAGAGAAAACGGTGTCAACACTCCCCTATGGGTGAGGGGTCGGCCCTGAAAGATCTATGTAAAAAAGGTGAAATATTATGAAAAATGTTATATCAAGTGTGTTATTGTTTGTATTTTTAATGCAAACAGCATGTGGATATTATGCAAATGTGCCATATTGGTATGTTAAAAGTGGCGAAACAATTAGAGAAGAAGTAACATTATATATGGATTATGATGTTCCATTTTATCTAATTCCCGAAGCATTTGATTATGATCCATTGAATGTAAAAATATATGGAATTAGAAAATTTTATTCTGCTGGAAAACATGTTATTAATCTTAGAATTAGAATAACTACTCCAGAATATATCAATTTAAGTAGAAATAATACAAAAAGAATAGGAATAAAGGTGGTGAAATAAATACTGGATGAAATATCGTGTAACGGTGTTGGGGCCAACCTATGGGTGAGGCGACACACTCCAAACTATTGAAGAAAATAATAACCGAAATGTTGCAGGAGAAATCTGGTTTAAAATATAATATCCTGAAATATTGTATCTAAATAGTTTATTAATAAAGAGTGTTTTTCCTGCAACACGGGATTGAATCATAGAAAAAAATCTATGGTTCTGGAGGTATGTAAAATGATTCCGTTTTTTAAAACGGATAAGAGAGAGCCACAAAAAAGAAAAATCTATAATATAGATGGAAAAAAGGTAGTAATTAAAATGCTACCAGAAGAATTACAGGAACTAAGGAGGATCAAAAATATTGACAATAAGTATTGAAGAAGCAAAGAAAACGGACGATTTCAGGGTTGGAGTGAATAGAAATAGAAGGCAAAACGCATCTATGACTATATATTATTTTCTCCTTGAAAACAGGAAATTTGTATTCACGGCTGAAGAGTTGAGTGATAAGCTCTTTGATCTTGGGTTTGAAAGGAAAGATGAAAAGCAGATTGAATACATTGTAAAGGAAATAAACAAGAAAAGATGGAGAAGATCTAGACCATCTGTAAAAGAAAATGTTAGGATGGGATTTTACAATGGTGTAAAGGTCTTTGGTATAGAAAGCGAGATGATATAATTATGTATGATCTTGTTGAGGATGGCTTAATAGCAAAAATCAACGAGCTTGAAAAGAAATTGGTAAAAGCAAAATTGGAAAGAGATATTATTGAGGATAACCTTTGTTCGGCAAATGAAAAGATTGATTCAATCTACTCAAGAATAGTTAAATATGAAGACATGCTGGAAGAAATAAAAAAATTAACAGGAGGTAATTAATTGGGTAATGCATTTATGGTTATGATTATAATTTTGGTTGCGTGGTTTATTATATTATATTATGATGATATGGATTTGTGATTAAACATGAAAACATATATAATAAAATCTAAGGCAGTAATCGAACTGGGTATGAAAAAAATAAAGGCAGAAAATAGAAATAGTGCAATTTATCGGTATAAGAAATTATATCCAGATTATTATAAGTTTATAGAATTTGAGGTTGGTGAAGACAGTGTTGTCTAAAGCATATTATGAAAAGTTTGCTGAAATACTTGGAACCAGTAGTAACACAGAAGAGATTGTAGAAAGGTTGATTGTTTTCTTTAAACTAGATAATAATAATTTTGATGAAAGTAGATTTAGGTTTGCAATTGAGGAATCATCTAATCATAGACTAGAGCAAACAAAGAGGATTCAATAATGGAAATATACAGCGGAAAACCAACCAGCGTTTATTTTAATAAGGCAAGGAATAGATTTTATGTTAATGGCGAAGAACATATGTATACATGCCACGACATAAATATAATTATTAATGGAAAATCAATAGGAATTTTTGGTATGTTAACTGGCAAGATTAAAGATGTTGTTGGTATTTATTTGATAAAGCCCGAACATTCAACATATACATATGAAATAATAATTGATGAGGGATGTTATTGTTAATAAAGAAAATAAAAAGCAAATTATTTTATGAGCCAAAAAGATATATAAATTTCTGTTTTGAGTTTGAAAATGGAATAGACTGTAATTTTTTATATGTTAGAATCGGAGAAACAAAAACACTTTCTGGTTTAATTTCAATAAACTTAACCAATTTGAATATAATAGCAAGAAGTTATAATCTTAGGTTTAATGATTTTGTGAATTATTTAACAAAAGTAATAAGCCATGAACAAATACACAGGGATATTCTATTAAACATTGGATTTGAAGAATCTAAGATGTTTGATAATATAGCATGTGGAAATATATCTAGCGATGTGTTTTAAATGAATTCGGTCGATGAAATATTGAGAGAAATTGCAATTGATGCCAGAAGAAGATATGAATTGGGCGAAGTGTTTGGTGCATATCTATGTTTGAGATATGGATATATTGATTTAAGAGATAATTTACCAGAAGAACTGGTGGATTTTAGAGATATTCTATGGGATCTAGAAAGCTTAAATCTGTCAAATAATGAAATACTTTGGCTGATTGAAGAGCTAGAAAAATATATTGGTGAAAAAGATGAAGATTGAATTAACATATCAGAACGGAGAAACAGAAGAATATGAAGCAGAAAATGAATACCATGCATATAATATTATGTTCTTTTCATTTTTTGTGGTTAATGAGGACTTGATATTGGTTGATAAGGTTGCATGTGAAGAACTAGATGTAGAGTTTGAGAGGGATGAAATTACAAAAATAAATAGAAAGTTGGTAGAACTTGAGAATGGTGAGTAAATGATAGAAAGAGTTGAGCTTGGAGTATCGGAAGATTACTGGCATAATTGGGATGAAAAGAAAGCAATATGTGAAGTAATCTCCAATGCATTTGATAACTCAATTTCTGGAGATATAGAAATACAAAAGTCTGGAAGAAGACTAACCGTAATAAATGATAAGGTATTACCATCCGAATGTTTATTTCTTGGGAAAAGTTATTCAAGAGATAATTCAGATGCAATAGGAATGTTTGGTGAAGGATTAAAAGCATGTGCCTTAGTTCTTCTTAGAAATGATGAATCAATGATAGTAAGAACTGGTGATAAAAAGATAAAGCCAGAATTTGTTAATAAAACTCTTGACGGAAAAACAATAAGAACTTTCTCTTGGGTTATTGAAGATGGACAAACCTATTTTGATAAGACAATTATAGATGTAACAACCGATATCCCAATATACGAATTTCGTGATGAATATCTTAAATTGTCGGAAAAGAAATTAGATTATCTTGTAGAATCCGATTACGGAGATATGTTTGACCAAAAGAAAAAATCAAGGCTTTATGTTAAGGGAAAACTAATAAAGAACCTTGAGGCATATGATGGATTATTCTCATATAATTTATTCACTAATTCTATAAACAGAGATAGAGATATTGTTGATATTTGGGATCTTAAATACAGTATAGCAGAGATATTATCAAAGGCAGAAACAGAAGAAACAATAAAAAGAATATTGGCTGCTCTTGTATCTTTCAATAGTTTAGAAGCACAAAGTTTCAGAGGGTTTGATAAAAGAAACCACGAAATGGTCTTAAAATGCTGGAAAGATTTATACGGAAAAAATTCAGTTATTTCAACCAGTTCAGAAAGTGAAACGATTGCCAAACACAAAGGTTATCGAACAATAACAGTTATGAATTCTAGAGTTGTATCGGGATTGCAAGAAACAGGTATTAAAACCGATGAAGATGTAGCAAATAAATCAGATTATTACGAGTGGGATGATCCAACCGAAAGTGAAAAAGAATTAATTGATAATGTATATGAATTATTCAAGCTTTCAAAACACGTTAGAGAATGCACAAAACCCAACTTTAGAATATTTGTTGACTCTTCAATAAGTAGTCGTGGAGTGTGTATAAGAAATGAAAGGATAATTGGATTTAAGAGAAGTGAAATGATAAACATAAGTGATGTTGTATCAATTATGGGTCATGAATTAACCCATTATGTATTTGATACATCAGATAATTCGGATGAACACGATTTGTATGAAAGGAAAATATTTACGGATGTAATGCTTGAATTGGGAGGAAAGTCTTATTTCAATTAATGGCTCCTTCATTTGTTGGCTCTTTGTTTACCTCCTTCTATGGAATAAGACACTTAAGCCAATTCGAGCACTTTAAAGGTGGTGAAAAAAATGATTGAAAAATATACAGAGATAATCGTAACGTGTGATATATGTGGTGATGAAGCGATATGTAGAATGTCTGAATCAGAACAGGTAGATGAAATAGAATTACTTGCTGATTTAACAAATTTGGGATGGTCAGAAAATGACGTAGGGGAACATATTTGTCCAGAATGTTCTCAAGAGTTCGGTATTAACGGCGACTATGAGGATATTGTGCAATAACAAAATCTGTTATGGTTTGTTAGGTGATTTGTTATGAAGAAGAAAATAAGAAATCGTTGGTGCAATTATTGCAAAAAGGAAACACCGCATGTAGTTTCTGGAAACAATGGAAATGAATCGGGAATATGCCAGATTTGTGGATCTTCTGGAATGACAAAAATTCAGGGATTTAATGCAAATCTGATGTAAGGAGTGAAAGAAATGCCAAACTGGTGCGAAAATGATTTAACTTTGTTGGGAAAGACAAAGGATATAGAAAAGTTCAAGGAACATGTTGAAACCAGTAAATCAATTCTTGATGAAAACACAATAGTTCCTTATCCAGACACATTCAATAAGATGGATGAAGAAGATGACGAATATAGTTCATCGGGATTTAATGCTGGTGGTTATGAATGGTGTGTTGAAAATTGGGGAACAAAGTGGGGAATATGCGATCCAGAAATAATTGATGAGTGGGATTATAAGGATGAATCAGAAATGGTTTATTCTTTTAGAACCGCATGGAGTCCTCCAACGCCATTGATTGAAAAAATGTCCGAAATGTTTCCAGATATCGAATTTGATTTGAGATTTTTTGAGGCGGGAATGGCATACAATGGAGTTTATAGAATAAAGAATGGAGTAATTATTGAGAATGAAACGGCGAAATATTTTGGAAATAGAGGTGGATAAAAATTAAGACATTTATAGAATCGAGACCAAAAATTATCAGAACTATCAGAACCCTTTTTGAAAAAATAAAACCAAAATACCCATATGACAATATAAAATCTATGTCATTTGCTATTGGAATGATATTAGCATTTTTGGGAATAGTGGGTCTTTATTTGGTAACTTGTTATATGTTTTTTGGTGGTTTTCGCTGGTTATATATACCAATATATGTTTTGGTTTTTCTTATGACATATATGGGAAAGTGGTTATTTAATTGGAGTAGTGAATGGTAATGAAGGAATTATCTCCATTAAAGACATACTTTAGAGGAACATATTTGGTTGATTATTTGAAACAATTGGTTGTTTATAGGAGATATGAAATGGACAAAGAAAGATATTCTGGACCTATAAGAAGAACAATGAAAAGAATAAAAGAGAATTGGGAACTGTTTTGCATATATATAAACAGAGAAGATCAGTTCGAAAGTTGGAAAGATGTCTTGGAATTGGTGAAAGAATAAATGGTGATAGGACATACACTTTGGAAAGGAAATATTGGTATAGGATTGTTTACTTTTCCTGTTAGAATTGCAAGTGTATCAAATAAGAGTGGCGTTCAACTTCATTATTCACATGATGAAGATTCTGGAAAATTAACGCAGAAATATTTTTGTAAGAAATGTGGTAATGAAGTATCGTATGGAGAGATGGGTAGATGGACAAAGGTTGATAGTGGGAAAGAAGTATTCCTTTCTTATGATGATATAAAGTCTGCCAATCCAGATTCTTCGAAGAAGATTGATATCATAAAGATAACCGATGCCGATAATATACCATCCAAAATGTGGTTACATTTAGATAAGACATATCCCATATTAAATGACGAAACTAATTCAGATGGAAAAGCACTAAAGGTTTTTTGGCAATCTATGAAAGAAATAAACGCTGTTGCCATTGGAACAATTGTTTTGAGAAAGACGGGAAATGAGAAAGTTGCCCTTATAGTTGCAAATAATGAGGGGTTGTTACTGCATACCCTATCTTATGCCAACGAGATTAAACATTCTCTATTAGAGGAAGCTAAGAGCTTTTTAGATACCATTGAAGTTACCAAAGACGAGATAGAGTTGGGAAAAAATTTGCTAAACAGCCTTAAAGGAGGATTCTCGTGGGGTGATTATAGCCAAATAAAGGACGAGAAGGCTTCTTTGATAAACAACCTAATTGCACAGAAAACGGAGGGTGTTGTGATAGAACCAACGAAAGAAAAGAAAGAGAAAAAGAATAATGATCCTTTATTTGAACAATTAAGAAAAGCAGTTGTGGAGGCAAGGAAAGGTGAAGAAAAAAATCATTGAAACAACTGAAGGAAATTTTTGGATAACTGAATTTGGAAATGATAGATGGGAAAACACGGTTGAAAAATCAAACTCATCCAATGAGGTTATTAATATCAAAGTATTATTTCATGATGGAAATGGTTTTAAAAGAGAAGACGGAGTAAATTTCTTCTATGAGGAAATTCCCATTCTAATAAGATCTCTATATAACTTGCTAAAAGAGCATAATGGTGATTAATTGGTTTCAATGGAATTCAAAAACAAATGTAGCTGGACTACAATATCACAGGGAGATACTTTAATAAGCAAAGTTGAATATGAAGATTCTGAACACATGATAACAATATCAACAAAACTTATAGATGCAAAGGAAGGAACCAAAATTAGTTTCTATAAGGAAGAAATACCGTATCTAATACAAGCATTGTATTACAAATTTAAAGAGGATGAAAATGACACTTGAAATAGATATTAAAGGTAGATTCCCCAAGTGCAAACACACAAAAGATATTCAATGTGATATTGAAAGAAAGATTAAAGATATACTTGAGCCTATGCCAAGAGATCAAATAAAGATAAAATTTATAAATAAGTTAGACTAATGTGGTGATATGATAACATATGTTTTAGTTGCATTAGTTATGTTCTTATGTGGCTATATGGTGGGATTATATCACTCGTGTGTATTGGAGAGTGAATAAGTGAATTTGGCAACAGAACTATATTATTTCCTGAGCGAAAATAGAGAGAATGCATATAAGCTTGACGAGCTTGTAAAGGAAATGAAAAAGAAAGGAATAAGAGATGTGAACAAACGAAAGATAAGAAAGACATTGATAATAACAAACTCAAAAAGATTTAAACGAATACACAATACTATGGGAAAACTAAAGATGGGATGGTATAAAGAAATTCCTGTTGTATTTTATGAAGGACTGTAAATGAAAAGAGAAAAACAATTAACACCAGATAGCAGATGTATGATATGCAACAGCAAACTAAAGGATCAGTCAAATGATTTCTTATCCCCAATAAAAACAAACTCTCTTGTCAAATCAGAAATAGACGGTGAATATCTTGCAA